TTACTCATACAAACCTGCTTCTTCTCGTTCTACTCGAATATCTCGCAGTTTTCTTCCTTGATAAAGCCAATGCACCGGCCCTTGTAGCGGATAGGTCGTCTGCATGATTTTTTGAGCCAACGCAGAAAGCGAGTAGGCTTTACCCTGATACTCAATTTGCCTATCATCTTTTACTACGGCTACAACCTCAGGATGATTTTGCAGCACGACCTCTGCCCCCATCGGAATACCGCATTTAATAAATGAGAACGGGGCTTTGCGTTCTTTTGCTTCTTCCTGAATTTCAGCCGCAACTTCTTCGTCTGCAATCTCATGGCCTTCCGGGGTAAGGCGCTGCAGTTTGTCCATTGTGCCGCTTAATTTTGCAATGCTCTCCAAAAGCGCATAAGCATCCTCTTTTGTCATTGCATAAAACTCTTTTGTTCTTGTCTTGCCATCGAACGTATCAATAGCGCGCAAATCAGGATTCAAACGGTCGATCAGGCTATGCAGTTCTTTATCTTGTAGCGGAGTTGAAACATCGTAAGTAGCATATACCCGAAATGCAAACGGGATACACTCGCTCCGATTTAACTGTTTCAGTCGATTCTCGATATTGGTCGCATAGCCAATTTTTACATAATCCGGGAAAGAGGGATTTGTCAGGATATAAATTACACCAGCCTTTTTTGCTGCACTCACGTTGCAGCCACCTCCTTAAACGTCAACAATTTATCTCGATAATATTCATACTGTTTTTGTCTTGCTTTAATCTCTGCGGGCAGACCGCTTGTCAAATCATTGCAGATAGAATCAAACCGGTCAAGGATAGAAATAATCCGTTTCTGTTCCTCAATAGGCGGCACTGGCAGATTTATCTCTCCCAGTCTTTCTCCACTCACATGAGGAACGCCTGCGCCACGCTTCATACCGTTCAGTTCTATTTCTTTATTCTTAAGCACATAGTACAGATATTTCGGTATGGCAACTTCTTTCTTTACTTCATACCCAAAGCCATCCGTAATAAATATCGGTTCATCCCAGTAAGAAACAAATCCAGCAGATGCACCGCTTCGAGCCACTGCGACAATTTCGCCGATGTGGTTAGCGCGGTCAATATAATATGCCGGTTCTTGTCCTCCCAAAATCACGGGAATATTACCAGCTTTTTCGTTTTTCTTAGTGATATACTCACCACGAAAAACATTTGCAATCTCACTCAGCGGTAACATGGCATAGCCAAACACATACTGCAAGAGTTTAATCAGTGCTCTGCTCTGCTCTGCTCTGCTCTGCTCTGCTCTGCTCTGCTCTGCTCTGCTCTGCTCTGCTCTGCTCTGCTCAAAATTGTGTTACCAGTTTCTGCAAATGTCAAGAGCTTATCTCGGTAATATTCGTACTGCTTCTGCCGGGCTTCAATTTCTGCAGGCAAACCAATGTTGAGGTCGGAACAGATTCTCTCAAAGTTGTCCAGTACATTCACAATGCGGTTTTGGACATCGAGGGGCGGAACCGCAATTTCAAATTTCCGGATTTTTTCCATTGGAATATTCTGCATGGAAGACGATTGAAGCAATCGCCTTATCTGCTTATCCCAAAACTGCGTTGTCTGAAAGTAGTATTTCATATATTGCGGAAGCAATACTTCCTTATCGCACCGAATCAAAGCCACATTTGGTGCCAAATAATATTTATCTTCTTCATCAACTATAGCAACCTGTCCAACCGTTCCAACATAGGTGAAAAGCATGTCTCCAATATGTAGTTTACTTCTTTCCAGTTTGGAGAAATCGCTTTTATCTACATATTTCACATCATGCAAATCCAATCGTCCATTTTTTACATTTAACCCCCGTAGCGCAATTATATTTCCGTTTTCAGAATATGTCACATAGTTTGTAAATTCAAAACCCGCAAGTTTTGTTACTGTTGCAATTTCTCCCAGTTTATACTTATGAGCGTTAGTTTCAGCCTTAAGTAGTTTATCTCTATAATAGTTATATTGCGTCTTCCTCGCCGTAATCTCTGTCATAAGATTTTGGATCAACTCGTCTATTTTTTCTGTGTAATTGTCTAAAATACGAACAATTTCACGCTGAATTTCAAGGGGAGGCACAGGGACCTCAAATTCAGAATATATTCCAATCCAAAGCCGTTTATGCTCATTTGAGGAATAATGAAGGAATCCCATTACATGAAAGAGATATCGAATCGAAACGTCATTTGATGCCGTAATTATTTTCATTGCGGATGATTTCACTTTGAACGAAAAATCCACCCACTTAAATGCACCTGTAAAATCGTCAAAAATAATCACCGGGTTTAATTTTGATGCTCTAAAGATTCCTGTTGATTCGTTCGTGTATCCCAATATAAAAGTTTGGCCTGCAGTTAACACAGGAACATCGAATGCATCATTATAATCTGTGCTCTCTACAATATATTTCGATGGTTGTTCATAATTAGCAATTTTACCAATCTTTTTATACTCTACCCCATGCGGGCAAAGCTCCCGAATCAGTTCATCTAGTTTTGGCATTTTGGTTTCCTCACTGTCAAACAAGTACAGTTTCTAATCTTTTTCTCAGTTTCTCTTTTAATTCATTTATATCTTGGTAAATCAATATATTATCCCCACGTAGGTCAAAATGAACGCCTTCATTTTCAAAGAAATCTTTCTTACAGGTCAAAATCAGTTTAAGTGGATGATTGCAAAGCTGCAATCCTCTCGCAATTCCAGCCTCATAATATACACCACCACGATTTCCAGTCAAATCGGCAATTACTGCAATCGAATCTTTTATATCTGCCTCAATTTCTTCGATGATTAGACCTGTATAGTCTTTTCTATCAATTCGCATTGCTGCATAGCCCAAATCTTCGGAAATTGGCTTATATGCTTGGTCATAGAAATCGCTCATTTCGTCAGAGAACATCATCGCCACGAATATTTGATTAGTCTTTTTAGGTAGTTTTGCCGCTACTTTTTCATACTTTCGTTTATATAATTGGCGAAGTAAAGCAGTAAGGTTTTCACACCTATTAAAATGGTCTCCCTGCTGTTTAATTCCGTCTATCAATGTCCATGCCTCTGTATCCGGCTCATTGATTTCCTCTAAAAAAGCCTCTACCTCATAAACCCACTCGCTTACCGTTGGCTTCTTTGAATTATCAATCAGTTCTTTGAGTTTTTCTTTCTCATCCATATTACCATGCTCCCCTCATTCTGCACTTTCTTCCAAATACCTGTCAAAATCGCTCTGGTACAGCCGATCCTGCACCACACGGTACTTTTCAAACTCCGTTTCGGCGTGCATTTTTGCAAGCTGTGCCGAGATTTTGCCTGCATCCTTCAGCACTTCCAGATCATCTGCCTGCAAATAGATGTCCAGCCGCTTGGCCCAGTCCTCCATGGTCATGGGGACTTCAAAGTATTTCTTGGTCAGGACTGTGCCGCCGTTTTTCAGGCGTTCTTCGTCCATTGCCCAGCCCTTGATAGTATACTGCTCCACGATCTGGTTCGCCCAGACACGGAACCGCACCGCCCGCTGGTTGTTCACCTTGAAGCCGACCGCAATAATCATTTGCAGATTATAGTGGTTCACGCTGCGAGTAACCTGTCGGCCACCCTCATTTTGAACTATTCGGAATTTCCGAATAGTTGCCGCTTCGTCCTGCTCATGGTCAGCATAAATCTTTTTGATATGCTCATTGATGGTCGGAAGCCCCACATCGTAAAGGGTCGCCATCATCTTTTGCGTCAGCCAGATGTTTTCATCCTCGTAGCGCATCTCAATGCTGTCCTTGTCCTCGCCCGTAGAGGCAACAAAGGTCAGGTATTCCGCCGCAGAAGAACGTACCAATGCAGAATCTTTCTTTTCGTTTTCCATTTCAGCCCTCGATTTCTGCCACGATCTGGTCAATGGCGGCCCGCAGTTCGTTTTCTCGTGCTACGATTTGTGCAATTTCAGCGTTCAGCTTCACAATGTCGATCTTCTCACGGGTGTCCTTGGCTTCCACATAAGTGGAAACAGACAGATTGTAGTCATTTTCCTGCACCTCGGAATACTCCGCCAGATGGGAGAAGTGCGCTTCTTCTGCCCGCTGTGCAAAGGTGTCCACTATTTTGTTAATGTTCTCCGGGGTGAGTTTGTTGTTGTTCGTCACCTTGACGCACTCGGAAGAAGCATCAATGAACAACACCTTATTGTCCGTTTTACCCTTTTTCAGCACCATGATGCAGGTGGCAATACTGGTACCAAAGAACAGGTTGCTCGGCAACTGGATGATGCAGTCAATGAAGTTGTTGTCCACCAGATATTTGCGGATCTTCTGCTCTGCGCCGCCACGGTACATGATGCCGGGGAAACAGACGATTGCAGCCGTACCGTTGGAAGCCAGCCATGCCAGCGAGTGCATAATAAAGGCCAAGTCTGCCTTGCTCTTCGGAGCCAGCACACCAGCCGGAGCAAAGCGAGGGTCATTGATGAGCAGCGGATTCTCGTCACCAGCCCACTTGATGGAGTACGGCGGATTCGATACGATCAGCTCGAAAGGTTCATCATCCCAGTGCTGCGGATTTGTCAGCGTATCCTCACAGGCAATGTCGAATTTGTCAAACTCAATGTCGTGCAGGAACATATTGATACGGCACAGGTTATACGTTGTGATGTTGATTTCTTGCCCAAAGAAGCCATTGCGCACAGCGTCCCGTCCCAGCACCTTTTCTGCCTTCAGTAGCAACGAACCAGAGCCGCAGGCCGGGTCATATACCTTGTTGATTTCCTTCTTGCCTACCGTACCCAGCCGGGTCAGCAGCTCCGAAACATCGGCAGGCGTAAAGAACTCGCCGCCGGACTTGCCCGCATTGCTGGCGTACATGGTCATCAGGTATTCGTAGGCATCGCCAAAAGCATCAATGTCATGCTCTTTCACATCTCCAAGGTTCATATCTGCTACGCCGTTCAGCAGCTTCACGAGCTTTTCATTGCGTTTGGCAACGGTCGCGCCCAGCTTGTTGCTGTTCACATCGTAATCATCAAACAGCCCTGCAAACTGTCCCTCAGAGGAGCTGCCCTTTGCGGATTCCTCAATGTGCCGGAACGCCGTTTCCAACGTTTCATTGAGGTTTTCATCGCTGGCCGCTTTTGCCCGTACATTGCAGAACAACTCACTGGGCAGGATGAAGAACCCTTTTTCCTGTACCAGCCCTTCCCGTGCCTGCTCTGCCTCTGCATCGGGCATATCCTCATAGCGGAAGTCCGGGTTGCCTGCATCAATTTCGCCCTGATTGATGTAGCTGGCAATGTTCTCCGAAATATAACGGTAGAACATCGTACCGAGAACGTAGCTCTTGAAATCCCATCCGTCCACTGCGCCGCGCAGATCATCCGCTATCGCCCAGATTGCACGGTGCAGTTCTTCGCGTTCCTGCTCTTTTTTGGTGTCTACCATTTTTATTTCCTCCATCAAATGCGGATTTCCGCATTGTTTTCTTTCATTTTAACATAGTAAATGTACCACTATTGGTACACCATGGAGTTTTTCCCAAAAAGGATATACTTTCCCTTTATACTATCCTAGTAAAGCGTACCACAGCTTTTCCGTGATTGCAAGCCGATAAAAATTTCTATTGCTTTTTTCAGCGAGATAGTGTACACTTTTTTCAATCTCGTCCACTATCTGCATCTCAGACGGTGTTTCGTATTAGTAAGCATCTACGATTTTGGAGGGAAACAAATGAAAGTGAAAAAGACCAAGCTGCCTGAAAACCTGTATCACTACACCAGCCTTATCAAATATCGGATGATTTCGGCCACTGGGAAATTAGTGCTGACGCCTTCCAACCTAAAGTACGATGGTGCAACTTTCCATCAGGAGCCGCTGTACTTCAATGGGCATGAAATTGGCATCAAAGCCGTTGACAAATATGAAAACTATCATCCTGTCGTCTGGCTGACTGCCAATGACCATGCCGGTGCAAAAAACACCGGTCTGTCCAACGACAAAATCATGTGCCGCATTACCATCAAGACCAATGGTAAAATCTGGCGATATCTGCCTTGGCGCACTTTCTGCGACAAGTACAACGCTGACCGCAGCGTTGCCTCAACCCTCAAACAAACCGCTAATGACTACCTGAACTGGTATGTCTGTGAATCTGAGATTCCAGTTGCGGACTTTGCAAAGGTCGAGTTTCTGGCTGAAGATGGCACCTACAAAGACGAGAAAGACATTCCCGGATTTGCTCTGACGGATATTGCCCCGGAGCTTTTTGAGTAAAATATCACTTATATGTACAGACCCCCGCCAACATCCGCTGGCGGGGGTCTGCTATGCTATCCTATCTTACAGTTCTACGCTGTTCTGTCTGTTTTTCTTCTGGCTTTTATCTGCGCTCTGCTCCTGCTCCCTCATAAATCCAATGACCTGCTGCATCTTTTCGGCACCGAAATAGTTCCACACTCGCCTGAAATCACGTTTCATCGCATAGAGCTGAGAGTTTTCAGCCTCCACCTCTTTCAGCCGCTGGCTTAGATGATGGGTAGCTTTCTTCTCGTCCTGATAGAAATACTGGTACTTATCCCTCTCGTTCTTAACCTCCCAGTACTTCCGATGGAGGGCAAAGAGTACCTTCACCAACTTCTGGATCAGCGGCATGGCCTTCTTCTCCCGATAGCTCTTGGCGGTCTCAAATGTGGCTGCTTCTGGCACCCATTCTTCTGGCCGCTGGGAGTATTGCGCTGACAGGTTTTCCAAACCTTCCATAATGGGAGCCAGCTTGTTCAGCTTCTGGCTCTGCTTCTGGTAGGTCAGCTCTGCTTTCTGTACCCGCTGTTCAGCGGCTTCTACGGCTGTCTGCGCTGTTTCCAGCTGTTCCTGCATCTCGGTCAGGTCGGTCTGGCACTCCTGCTTGGCAGCTTCCAGAGCCGCTACCTCTTTACTACGCTCCTGCTTTTTAAAGTCCAGCACAGACAGGTGCTCTTCGTGGGTGCCTTTCTGTTCCCACTCGATGCCGTGCCGCTCCATCACGGCAGCAAGCTGCTCTTTCTCGGCGTTGATCCACTGGTTCAGCTCGGATTCTCGCTTGGAGCCGCCTGCAAAGCCCAAGGCTTTCAGTGCCTGCTTCAAGGACACCTTGGTGTCCAGTCCTTTACCCTTCCAGCCGGACACATACGGCACGAAGTCGATGTGCAGATGGGGCGTAGCTTCGTCCATGTGGAGGAAAGCCCCGAACACCCGCAGTGTCGGGTTCCGCTCTTGGAAGCCCTGCATATACTCGTCCAGCAGTTCCTTTGCCAGTGCGCCATTCTCGGTCAGGACACCCATATCATCTTTGTTGCCGATCTGGACGATCAGCTCATGGAAAAGCTTTTCCTGCTTACCTGTCCGCAGGTGCTCATAGTAGTCGGTGATACAGCGGTCTTTGCGCTTCTGCTTGGCATTGTAACGGTCCACCGCCTCGTCAAACAGTTCGTGGTACACCTTCTGAATCGGTTCATCCCGATACACAACATTCAGGCTGCTGCGCTCCGGGTCTACGTTTTCAGCGGTGAAACTTCTCCGGTTATGGTTGAGGGAGCCGGGACCCCGCATTGCGGAAATGGTTCTTTTCAATCGCACGTCCTTTCTCTGTGGAAGTAACTGGTGCCGGACACGGCAAAGGCTTTGTTACTTTCGTCGAAAGTAACGCAAAAGCACTTTTGACAGACGTTCCGTCCATCAAAAGATGCCTTTGCGCCCTGCCGGGGGCTTCCGTCTGCGGACGGGGTTTCGCTGTACCTCGCCGCTGCCCGGTCCAACACCACCTTCCTGCGTGATTGCATTCACAGGAGCGTGACACGCTCCTGTCCTCTGCCAATAGAGGGACTCACCAGCGGAAGCTTTCTGGCACGCCTCGTCTGTCCAGATACTCCTGCCGAGCCTGCTCCCGCTGTTCCTCGGTGGGTGCTGTCTTGTACTGGGCATACAGCTCATGCCGCAACATCGCATCCAATTTTTGCTCCAGACCCTGCTCAATGACCTCTTCGTACTCATTTTCGCCGCTCAAATGATAATGCAGCAAGGCGACGAAAAGTTTCTGCGAAATCTGCACATTTTTCATCGTTATCACCATACCGTGTCGGTTGTGTCGATTGTGACGGTATTTTACATAGTAGCAAAAATACCGTCACAACCGTCACGAATCGTCACGCCCCAGAATTTTCCAATGTTAATTTGACCACTCTGCCCTCATGGGTGCGCTTGCTTTCGTACCGAATTCCATAATCGTTGTAGAGCCTGTCGGCACTCACGTTCAGCTTCCGGGTCAAGATGTTTGCCTGTATGCTCACACCAGACAGACGTTCCAGCAGCTCCGTGGGCGTACCGCTCCACTCTGGCTGTTCCGGGGTGAGCATCTTTGCCACCACTTCCAGAAGCGGGTCGGGCGGCAGCTTCCAAAGTTCCGTTTCGGCTCCTTGGAACTCCCACACGCAGCGTTCCCGGTCAAACTCCAATGTCAGCTCCTGATCCGGCTGGTCACGCCCCACGATGTCCAGTAGTGCGGTGTTGTCCGTGCGCCGCTTCTTCTGCATGATGAACGCGCCATCCGCTGCACCCAACAGACCGTTGGTGCCGGAGATCATATCAAAGCTGTCCTCGGCTTCCATCTTCCGGGTGTGATGAACCACCAGCAGGCAGATGCCGTACCTGTCGCTGAAAGTTTTCAGTTTGGTCACGATCTCGTAGTCGCTGGCGTAGCTGTATCGGTCACCGCCGATCTCCCGCACCTTCTGCAGGGTGTCGATGATGATGAGCCGTACATCCGGGTGCTCCCGGATGAATCCTTCCAACTGCTGGTCAAGTCCCTCGCTCATGGACTTGGCCTGCGTTGCGAAGTAGAGATTGCTGGTCTCCTCCACCCCGAACATCCGGGAAAGCCGCCGCTGCAGCCGGGCGTAATCATCCTCCAACGCCAGATAGAGGACGGTGCCTTGATGCACCTCGTACTCCCACAACGGAAGCCCCATCGCCACATGGTAGGCGAGCTGCCCCATGAAGAAGGACTTGCCCACCTTGGGCGCACCTACGAAGAGGTAGGTGCCACTGTACAGCAGGTCGTTCACGATGGGTCTCCGAGGTGGATACACCGTGTCGTACAGTTCGGTCATTGATACCGTGTTCAGCCCGAAATTGTTTGACTTTTTCGCGGCTTGCAGATTGATTTGCTTGTCCGAATTTGTTATAATATTGGTGTTAGTTTTGTGAGACGACTGTACCGCATCTGCGCCAACAGATGCACCCGGTACGGTCGTTTTTCTATTGTCCGTCATTCGCATTCCTCCTTAAGTCCGTTCAACGTCAGAGTTACCATTTGCAGGGTCTCCAGCAAGTCCGGCGGAACTTCTTCATCCACGGCCAGCCGCTGCAATTCCTGATAGATTAGCTTCATCTGGTCTCGCAAGGCTTTGTAGACCCTTGGGTTGCCTACCACGGTGATCTCCCGGTCGGTCAGGCGGCGGATGATATACTCCTGTTTGGTCAGCCCGGAGAGCTTTACCTTGGCTTCCAGAACCTCGTCCTCTTCCGGGGACATTCGGAAGGCTACCACCTTGTTCCGCCAGCGGCCTTGCTGGTCGAGTACTCGTTCCATCTTCATCCCTCCTTTCGCTCCATGTTCAGCTTCTGCGCCATCTCCTGCTGCTTTGAGGGGAAGAGATGGGCGTACTTATAGGTGATGTCCACGCTCTCATGCCCCACCCGGTCTGCGATTGCCAGTGCCGAGAAGCCCATCTCGATCAGCAGCGATACATGGGAGTGCCGCAGGTCGTGGATTCGGATGCGCTTCACCCCGGCTTCCTTGGCTCCCCTGTCCATCTCGTGGTGCAGGTAGCTCTTGGTCACCTCAAAGATCCGCTGGTCTGGCTGGACTTTGTAGAGGGATTTCAGATAGTCTCTGATCTCGTCCGTCAGAAACTGCGGCATCTGGATGACCCGGACACTCTTGGGTGTTTTCGGGTCGGTGATCACATCCCGGCCTTTCAGCCTTTGATAGGATTTGGTGATGGAGAGCAGCCCCTTGTCCAAGTCGAAGTCTGCCGGGGTCAGAGCCAGCAATTCGCCCTCCCGGATGCCACACCAGTAGAGGACCTCAAAAGCGTAATAGGATTGCGGCTTGTCCATCATGACTTCTGCGAATTTGAGGTACTCTTCTTTTGTCCAGAAAAGCATTTCCTTGTGCTTTTCCGACCCCATGCACCCGGCTGTGGCTGCTGCGTTTGATTTCAGCCCGTAGAACCGGACGGCGTGATTCAGAATGGCACTGAGTTGTCCATGCAGCGTCTTGAGGTAGGTCGGCGAGTAGGCCTTGCCGTTTTTGTCCCGGTAGTTCAGCATCTCGTTCTGCCATGCGATCACATCCCGTGGCTTTATCTCGCTGAGCCGCTTTTCTTTGAAATACGGTAAGATTTTCGTTCGGATGATATGCTCCTTGGTAAACCATGTGTTTTCCCGGAGTCGCTTCTTTTTGTCCGTGATATAAATTTCCACAAAGGCTTCAAATGTCATGGTCAGGTCTGCCGCCTGTTGAAGAAGGAACTCCCGCTCCCACGCCAGAGCATCCTTCTTGGTGGCAAATCCCCGTTTCAGCTTCTTCTGCTTCACACCTTGCCAGTTCTCGAAGTAGAAGGAAGCGTACCATGTGCCCTGCCTGTTGTCCTTGTAGGCTGGCATCCTATCACTCCTCCCCTGCCCCGTAGATTTTCTCCTGATAGTACCTCCTGCTTACCCGGCCTCCCACGGTCGTGTAGCCCTTGGCTCTCAGTTCCTCGTTCCACTGGGCAATCATTTTGTACGCCAGACCCTGCGAGATGTCCAGTTCCTTTGCCAGCTCGTCTGCCTTGATAAAAATGCTGTTTGCCATTTTTTGTCCTTTCCTTGTCGGTTTCATTTCGGTGCCGCTTCATCCTCGCTGACTTCCGGCAGGCATATCCCCTTTGCGGTGCTGTGCCGTCCCCTTGTGGAGCGCTCGCTTCCTTTCGGAAGGTCTTGGCGGTTTGGATCAGTTTGGCGGTCATTCAATTTTACTAAGCATTTTTGCTTATCTTTTTGTGCTCTCATTATACTAAACACATTCCGTTAAGTCAAGAGGTTTTCGGGTAAAATCTTAAACTTTTTTGTTTATTTTCTATTGCACCTCCTATTTTTCTGTGCTATACTAGGTTCAACAAATATGTTTAAGTTAGAGGAGGCAATCGCATGGCAGTCGGTGACCGCATCAAACGTGCCCGTAACCTCCGAGGTATGACCCAGAAAGAACTGGGCATCGCCATCGGGTTTGAGGAGAAGAGTGCAGACATCCGTATCGCACAATACGAAAGCAACACCCGCACTCCTAAAGAAGAGTTGCTCCGCAAGATTGCGGAGGTACTGGACGTGAACTACCTTTCCCTCTATGAGCCGACCTTGTACGCCGCAGAAGATGTGATGTACACCCTGTTCGAACTGGATGAGCACTACCCCGGCACCCGGCTCTATGAGGTCACAGACACCACCGACCCGGATTTCCCGGAAAAGCACATGGCAGTCAGCTTCCGGTATCGCCTGCTGGATGAGTTCTTAAAGGAGTGGCAGCTCCGCAAGAAGCAGCTCCGGGAGGGCGAGATCACCAAGGAAGAGTATCTGGAATGGAAGCTCAACTGGCCTCAGACCGCCGATGGCTGCGGACGCTACGAGCCGAAGAAAAAGTGGCGTAAAGAATAAAAGACACAAAAATGCCCTCTGAAAAACTTACCGTTTCTCAGAGGGCATTCTCATGTCTCTCTTTATGAATAATCGCCTGATAGTATCAAAGCAGTATCACAGAGCCTTTTGACTCTCAAAATATTGCATTGCATCAATACTTTTCAGGGTTTGCAGATTACTCGAGCTCTATGGTGGGCGGTTGTCTTCTGTTCGCATTGGTTATTTTCTATTCTTTCCAATGCTTGTATTTCCTGTATTTCCTCGGTTCTCGTTGGCTTCTGGGTGCTTCTGTTACTTGGGTGTTACTTCGGCGTTACTTTCAGGCTCCACCAAACCCAGCTCCACAAGGTAGCGGTTCACGGCCTCGTTGATGAAGTCGCTGCGGCTCATGCGGCCGGTTTCAACGTTCTTTTCCCGGTCGTCAATATAGTTGTCGATAATGTCCAGGGTGCCGGTGGGGATGTGTACCGTTGTGGGCACTCTCCGGCTGGCGCCCTTCATAGGCCTTCCGTATGGCATTGCTTTTCCTCCTGTTACTTGTTGCGGTGGCTCTCTGCTGCTGCGGCCAGAATGTCCAGATCTTGCCGCAGCCCAGGGGCCAGGGCGTCCACCCAGCGCGCCGGAATGGCCGAGAAGCCAAACCAGGCGCCTGCCAGGCCGCCGGTAATGGCTGCGTTGGTGTCGGTATCACCACCCAGGTTTGCGGCCGCACAGACGGCCTCCTCGAAGGTCTGGGCGTGTGCGAGGCAGCTCACGGCAGTGCTCATGCTGTCCACCACATAGCCGCCCGCTGCATACGTCGCAGCCGCTTCCACGGAGCCGTCGTAAAACGTCCCCTTCAAGCACTCGTGCAGAAAGTCCGCCACATCGCCGTCCTGGAAGTTACCAACCGATTCCGTTAATAAATATACCATTCTCGTGTACAAAACGCAAGCCTCGGTGGACTTGTCCCCGCGGTGCGTCATTTCTGCAAACGCCCTGGCCTGCATCTCCGCAGCGCCCTTTGTCTTGCAGTAAAGGCCAGGGTATACGGTGCGCATCAGAGCGCCGTTGCCTTCCACCGGGCGGCCGCCGTCGCGCCTGGTCTGTCGTGCGGCCTCCATCCAGTCCTCCGCCGTCGGAACGCCCTGCCAGCGAATGCGGCCCAGTCCCTTTGCAATGGCAATGCTGTGCGAGCAGGCGCCGCCGATGTCCTTCGGTTTGCTGTCGGCCCATGCAATGAACTGCTGGCCGACGGAGGCTACCAGGTCCAGGCCGTTGTCCCCTTCCAGGGCATCCAGGATGCCGCGGGCAACGCAAAGGGTCATCTGTGTATCGTCCGTAACCTCGCCGGGCTTCAAGTTCAGCCAGCCGCCGCCGATCATGTCGGTAACGCGACCGTATGCGTCGCGGATCTGCCGGTCACTCATAAATTCCAGGGGGCCGCCCAGGGCGTCGCCAACGGCCACGCCGTACAAGGCACCACGGATTCGGTCAAGCTGCTTTTCGTTGATCTTCTTCATTTCTGTTCCTCCCGTCCAGGCATTCGGCCTGTAATCACTCGGCCGTTTTGGTCCAAAAGCGTGTAACCGCACAACTGTGCGAAGATTTTCGCTGCCTCCTCCGGCTCGTACAGCAGAACCGCCGAAAGGTCTTCCGCCGGGTACTCCCCCGGCACCTTCACCACCTGGGCATAATAGCTGCCGCCCATGCCCAGGTCGAAAAGCTCCCGGATTATGTCGTTCTGGTCGATTTTCTGCTTCTTGGTCTTTCCGTCAAAGCAGAAGGCCGCTCCTTCCGGTACGTTCTCGACCAGCTTCAAGTGATCGCCTATCATGCGCCCGCCTCCTTTACGCATGAACCGCAGGGTTGAACCCCTGGGCCTTTATGTTCTTCGCCCATTCTGTCACCATGGCGGCAAGGTCCTTTTTCATAGCCGGATAGTATTTTGTGGGCTTTCCGTCCACGAAATCTTTGTAAACTTCCCAATAGCGGCCGATGTAGTCGTTCTGGTAGGTCAGCGGCTCCACGGTGCCGGTTTCCCGGTCAACGCCCATGGTCACATCCGGGTCCCGCATAAGGTCGCCGTTCTGCTCCCCATAGTGGGCCACGGAATACACCGGGCGGCCCTCGTGGTCATTGTAGCCCAAGGCCTCGATGCACAGGTCCATATAGCCCGGGGCCGTGAACTTCAAGGCCTTTTCTTCGGTGCCGTCCACGGCATCGAAGAAGGGCGCCAGGGTCTTGTAAATCGTTTTTGCACTCATGCCTTTTCCTCCCGCTCCATCAAAATTTCCGAATCGCGCGCCACCTTCCGCAGTGCGGTGAGAACCTCCGCAAGCTGGTTTAGTGTGGTCGCGTAATTTGCCACCTCGCCAGCCCAGGCCACATAGTCGTCGCCCTCTGAAAGCAGCCGAATTGATTTCGCCAGGTGCTCCGCTTCAAGCTCCGCCATAACAATCTGGCCGTTCAACTGCTGGTTGAAGAATTTAACTTTGTCCATGCTCTGTGCTCCTCTCTGCGGTATGGTTCCCGCGACCTTGCCCGGCTGGCTGCCGGGTGGTTTCGGCCTTTTCCTCGGGCCATCATCAGGCGGGGTTATTCAGGGCGAGTATTCCACGCTTCAATAGTTCGTTGCCTGCCCAATTCCCCGCGATGTTCATAAAAATCGCGGGTAAATGTGATATTGCATTTCGGGCATCTAATCCGAATGCCCTCAGTATTAGATTCAGTGATGGTCGTATGCTCCTGCCCGCAGAAAGGGCACGGTTTCAGCGTTTCCTTTTTCATCGTTCACGCCTCCTTCACTTCCACGCTCTTAATGCTGTTCTCAACGTAGCAGCGGCCGCGGAGGTGCTCGCAGCTCCAACAGAAGCCGATTCCGCGCTCTCTCAGAAAATACCCTGCCTTGGTGTTGTCCTTTTCGCTAAAGGCAGATTGAAGCGCCCAGGCCTGGGCGTCCTCCACCAGGATCATTGCGCAGGCCTCGCCGCGCTCGCCGTTCTGGATAGTGTCGTAGGTGAAAATAACGTTCTTCATGGTTCAGTCCTCCATCTTTAGTGTACCTTAATCAGCATCCCGCTGTTCAGGATGTTCGGGTTGTATCGGCTTCCATTCTGTTCCACCGGGGGCTAGATATTCTGCCGTGTGATCGTTGACCGCCGAAACAAAGTCTTTTTGACAGGGCCAACGTGTTTCAAGGGCATTGATATTCATGTGGATATAGCCATCAGTACGGCGCTTTTCTTCCAGCTGGCTAGCCGTCATGCGATAAATCGGGAAGCACTCGATATCAGTCTTTTTCATGGTAGAACCTCCTTAGTGTACTTTGATCAGCGTCCCGCTGTTCAGGATGTACCATTCTTCGCCGTTCTTAACGGTCGTCTTGCAGCCCTGCGCTTTAAGCAGCATCCGCATTTTTGCCAGCTGCTTTTCTGTGCACTGCATCCAGAAGAATCCTGCGTAATTGAACCACTCGTTGCTCTGGATGTTCACGGAACGGGCATTCTCAAAAATGCGGTTGAAGGTACTGGTTTTCATGGTTTAGCCCTCCTTGCCTTCGGCTTTCTGCTCGATTTCGAGCAGCTCGTTGTAAATTCTTTCGGCCTCGTCGCCGGTCAAGTTGAACTGTTCGATCAGGTCGGAAATTGCATCGGACCGCCAACCGCCTTCGTACAGGGACGCCGCAGAATACTGGGTGTCGTATTCCTCCCGGCCGCCGCAGCGGAGGTCGTCGCGCCAGCTCTCATAATCGGCCTCTGTCATGTTCAGCATCATGGTTGCGTCCTCCCCTCTCATGCCTGGAATACCGGGCACACAGCCCCGCGGAAGCGAGTGAGCCGGATTGCGTGGCGCAGCTCCTTTTCACTCATGCAAGCGGTGTGCAGCTTGCCAACAAAGCCAATCGCCCACCAAAGGCCCCGCACCGTCTGGCAGTCCAGAATCGCCCGGCGCTCCGCGTCGGTCTGGGCTGCGCTGTACTTCGCCAAGGTGCTTTCACACGTTGCAATGAAGTTGGCCGGAATGTTAATAGAAAGTGCGTTCATGGTTTAGACCTCCTCAATGTAAAACTTCAAGTCTTTGTTGAAAGCGTCGTTCTTGTATCGCTCCTCAAACTCCTTTTTCATGGCCTGTGCCTGCTCACGGGTCTTCGTGCCGCCCATAAGGCCGCCGTTTGAATTGCGAACGTAGAACTTCACGCCCATCTGATTGCCGTATGCAATCGCCTGATTCAAGTTCATCATTTTTTCGGTCCTCCTCTTGTGTGCTGCTGTTCTCTACGCCTTTATTATAAACCGCTTCGGTTTATAAGTCAAGAGGGAATTTTGCGAAACAAGATTATTTTTAGGCAAAAAGAAAAAGCCCCCGCTTCCAGCGTACTGCCAGAAGTGGGGGCTTTCATGTGCTTTTAGGTGGGATTCATGCGAGTGTTACTGCTGCGCAGCCTTGGCCGTCTTGTTGTGGTCGATCTGGGCCTGGATGCGCGTGGTCAGATAGCCCACGGTGTCGCCGCCGGAAATTCTCTTGATGTAGTCCAGGGCGTCGCTGCTCAGGCTCTTAATTGCGGCGGAAATTGCGCCATTTAATGCCTTGGCCTGGGCGGCCTTATCGAAAGAGCCGGTCTTTTTCAGGTCGTTTACATAGGTCTGGTTCATGGCTGCCACGGCATCCGCCACGGCGTCGGTGATCTCGCAGCAAATGCGCTGGATGGTCTCGTTCTTGATCTTCTCGGCCGTGGAGGCGTTGATGGCAGCGGCCGCCTTGCGAACGTATGCGGTCGCAAGGGGTGCGCAGATGGTCAGGACGGCAAAAAGAAGCTGGGTCAGAATCTCTTTCATGGTGTTCTCCTTTCAATTTTAGCGGATAGAAGAAAGCCCAGCCCTCTGAATGATGGCCGGGTAATTTTTATAGGCGTGGTTCAGGTCCACGTCCCCGGTGATGCCGGGGACGGTTCCCTCGCTGGTATACTGCCAGATGCCGTGCTTGCGGGAGGGCCGCTTGCCGCGGTAGTCTGCGATCCACAGGTCAAACGCTTTCAGGGCGTCCATGTCCAGCTCCGTGTTTGCGTAGCTGGTATAGGTGTAGACCATGGCATAGAGGCCCCAGGCCTCGATCTGTTTGGCAGCGCCCGCCACCAGGGCGGAAAGTTCCTTGGCCGGGATGGGTTTCAGCTTGTTGTCCTCCACATCCACAGCCACAGGAAGCTGGAAGCTCTTGCCCATCAACGCCTGCTTCACCTTCACCAGCTCGACGGCCCGGGCGGCCTCGTTCTGGGCGTAGGTGTAGTAATAGGCGCCCACGGGAATGCCCAGGCGGGTGCATTCCGAATAGTTCCGCTCAAACTGGGGGTCAATGTAGACGCCGCCGAAGCTCTTGTTGGTGGAAACCGTTTTCAGGATTGCACCGTCAATTTTGCCGCTACGCTTCACAGCCTCCCAGTCGATTTTCCCCTGGTAGCGGCTGGCGTCAAGGTATTTGTAAATCATCGCTTTCTCCTTACCTGTTAATCAGGAATTTTTGCAATTCGTCTTTTGCGGTTTTCAAGCCCTCGACTTCATTGCCGTCAATATCATGCGACAAAAGAGCCAGCATACAACGCTGGTTTACGCGGTTTCCTTCTTCCAGAATTTCAAAATGTCTTTTGTCGTTGGCTAAAAGTTCATCATGCCGGGCCACTCTAGCCTCCAACTCCGCCAGGCGCTTGTCCTGCTTCTGGTTTGGGGACTGCATTGCCTTGATGCCTTTGTAAATCCAAACAATGGCACCCGCAATACAGGAAATGCCGCCGCAAATGGCGAGTATTCCCGCCCAAAGCTGGGCAGGAGTTAAAACGATCATGCTCTGTGCTGCTCCATCCATGCCTTCACCTCCTTTCGGCACAAATATGGTGCATAGAAAGCGGCAATCATAGGCCACCACCTCCTTTTCTGCTGCTTCCATCAGAGGGAAAACGGGAGCTCGTCAGCGCCCAAAAGCCGGTCGATCTGGCCGTTCACGCTGGCGATCTGGTCCTCTGCGCATACTGCGCCAACCTGTGCCAGGGCTTCCGCCTGGGCGTGAATAATTTCATTCTGCTTGTCCACGATGTCGGTCAAGGCCTCGATAATCTGCAAATTGCTCACGCAGCCCTCCTTTCTTCTTGCGCCGCCGTTTTGGCGTGCAGATAAATTTCATTTAGCCGAACTTTTATTTTTTCGTTCGGGCAGTGCTCAATCATACCGCTGTAAGATGCAACGCGGCGGTCAAAGGCTTCTTTGCTCATTTCGCCAGCAAAATACAGCTTGCAAATACCACGGAACGCGCCCTTTATCCGGCGCACGGTCTCTTTACGCAGCCGCAGTTCCCTGGCTGTAACGATATAGCCCACAAACTCCACACGGTCCGCCGGGCGGATGCACGTTTTCCGGTTCAGATCCAGGTGCAGCCGGTCCGCCAGGAATCGGGTGATCTGTTCCAGGTATTCGTTTGCCTGTTCTTTGCTGTCTGCCAAAATAACAACGTCGTCCATATACCGTGCATAACGGTGAATATGCAAAAAGTGCTTGCAGAACTGGTCTAACTGGTCGAGATAAATATTCGCAAAAAGTTGCGAGGTCAGGTTGCCGATGGGCATACCCCGGTCAAATAACCAGTCTTCGTCTTCTACGTCTTCCGGCCCCATAAACCGCGGCAGGCCGAAGCGCTCAGAATCGCAGTTTATAATATTGTCCAGAAGCCGCATGAGCTTCGGGTCCTTTATCCGCTCGCCCAAAATATCAAGCAAAACGGCATGATCTACGCGGTAAAAATATTTAGAAATATCCAGTTTTAGCACATATTGTTTACTAGGCTTTGATTCTGCCTGTTGTAACCAATATTGGAGCCGTTTGGCCGCTGCAAGGCTTCCTTTTCCTTTACGGCACGCATAAGAATCCTCTATCATCATGCGGTCGTAAAAGGGATTTAGTTCAAGGTATATCGCCCATTGAACGATCCGGCTTGCGTAAGGCAGCGCCATAACCAGGCGCCTTTTGGGGACACTGACCCAATGTTTCCTATACGGCCCAAACTTGAAACATTCATTTTCAAGGTCGTCCCGGATCTGCAATAGGTTTGCGTCCAGGTCGTTGTTGAATTTGATTATTTCATCCCGGTATCTCTTTTGTTTTTTAGCGTTCCTGTTGGCTTCTTCAAGCCTGGGAAACGCAATAAGGTTAGAAAAAGAATTTTGGAGCACTTGTTTCTCATTCATACTTCACCAATCCGCGTTTGACGTCCCCGCCTCCGCGGCTCACTGTCATTTTTTCCGGTCATGTCTTCCCGGAAGGGGAAAAGGCCCCTTTGACCCTTGCACCTACACGGTCCCGTAAGGCCGTGCACCAATGTCCAGCAAGGGGCAGAGCGAGACGCCCGCCGATGTTCGTCCAGCGATTCGAGCGCGGATTATTCAGATTCAGGGCGAAAACGCCGTTGTTCGCGCCATTGTTCCAGTTACCACCACGATACGCGCACCGGCAAAATCAATGGCCCGTTCCCCAATCTTAAAGCTATATTTTTATTCCTTTTTCGCAGGCCCGTTTTTCACGGATTCCATATAGCCGCCGATCATACATCCTATTTCTCTATTAAAGCTGCTCCAAACTTCCCGCTGGTGCAACGTCAAAGGAGGGGCGTATTTCTGCCCGCGGTAATCCTTATCCGACGCCACTATTACAAATTCTTTCAAAACGGCCAGCTCAATGTCTAAGTCTTCAAGCGTGGTCTTCTTGTAATATTTTCGTTCTAGGCGCGTCGCCAGACGGTACATTTCCAGCATACTATCCCGGAGGATATCCGCAAGTTTCCGTTCGCGCCGCGGGAAAGCATCAACAAGCGGCATTCCGTATTTCATCATTTCGGATATTTTTTCTTTAAGAAAAAACGGCTTCGGCTTTGTTGCTTCTCCCGGTGCTTTCGGTTTCTTCGGCGTGTAGCTGCCACCATAATTTTGCGGCGTTGGATTGCGAGTATATCCAGCCACTTTTTAACCTCCAAAATATAAAAAATCGGGGCCCTGCTCCCGCAGGGCCCTTCAGTTTACCAGGGATCAGTTTTCAGTTTCCTCGTCGCAAGCGAGACGCCCGCCGATGTTCGTCCAGCGATTCGAGCGCGGATTATTCACATTCAGGGCGAAAACGCCGTTGTACGCGCCATCGTTCCAGCCACCACGATACGCGCACCGCTCCGCGGCCGCGTTGTTGGCCCAGAACACGTCGTTGCCATAATCGGCATCAGAGGCCCCGTCCTCCGGCAAGAAAGCCATTGCCTGGAGGTACAGCTTTGCCGTAGCGCTCAAACCGCTTGCGGTGGTCTTGGCAAAGCTGGCGTACCGGCTCGTGTCGGAAGCGTCGGCAATGCTGGTACCCCACTGCCAGTGACCGGATACCCAGTCCAGCTTTACCGTGCCAGCGGTGGTGCCCTTGCCATCGGGCACCACAAACAGGTCGTTGTAGCTGGTGGCGGAAGCGTTCAGGGCGCGCCACTCGTTGGAGCTGGCGCCGGTGTTCACGCTGGCGTCGGCTGCGTTATTGTAGGGAATCACCTGGAGTTCACCGCACACCAGACGGACGCCGCGAATCCATTCCCAAACGTTGCCGTTCAGATCCCACACGCCGTCCATGGCGCCGGTGTCGCTCCACGTCACAGGGCCGGTGCCGGTGGCAACGCGGCCAGTCTTGTTGCCTGCGCCGGTGTCGATGAATGTCGGGATTGCCACGATGGCAGTTTCGGAAGAATCCTTGCCGTAGTTGTTGTTGCCCTTGGGCATGGTGCCGTTCTTCTTTGCCAGCAGCGCCAGGAAACCCCACTCCATATAGGTGATGCAGTGGAAGCCGTTGCCCTTGTTCTTGCTGTACTGCTCGATCTCGTCCAGGGTAATGTTTGCCGCCGGGTCCTCGTTGGGCAGCGAATAGGTGCGGCTGTTGTGTACGATGCTCTGGAACTTGCCAAAGGCCAGCTTCTTGCGCTGCACGCCGTTTACCAGGAAGGCCGGGTGCACGGTGCTGTCGCCGTTGGTCAGCAGTGCGTTAAGCATCTGCGCCGGGCGCTCAACCATCACAGAGGGGTCGCCCTTGTCGTCCACGATAACCTTGTTGGTGGGGCAAACGGAAGAAAGTGCCAGGCTCGTAAGTGCAAAATTGCTCATTGTTGTATCCTCCTTTTAGTCTTCTGCGGGCTGCAAGTCGTCCAGGGACCACAGGATCAGCTTAACGTCCGCCATGTCAAGCGGGACGGCCTCGGTGTGGGTTTTCTTGGCGTTTGCGGGGCTCTGGCCCTCCGCGCCCTCGGCCTGTTCTGCGGCTTCCTGGGCCTCCTCTGCGCCGTCCTCGACCTCCACGAAAACCTGGGCCGGGATTTCCACCTGGGCCACATAATAGCGGCCGGTGCCGGTGCCGATGGTCAGGTTGTTCTGGTCGTCCATGCACACGTCAACCGTCACGGGGATGTCGCGCTGGCGGGTGTCGCAGCGAATTGCCAGGTCATCGTCGCCAAAAATGATTTTGGTTTTGCTCTGCGCCCAGGCGATCTTCTCGCCCTCGTTCTTGTCCTCAACCTGGATCTTATTGTAAGTAGCCATTAGGTCATACCTCCTTTAACACGGATCTGCAAGGTAACGCTTTTTGCGCTGCCGGTGAATGCGATCTTAAAGCCGTTCAGGGCCTTGGCGCTGATTTCGATGCTGCCCACCTCGCCGGTGGCGCCGGTCTGCTCCGCCTCAACGGTATAGAACAGGTTCTTGCGGGTCTGCTTCAAAGCAACCGTCACAGGGTTGTCGCGGGTGCTGTTGAAGGGGAATTTTGCGGTGTTTTTCAGGGTAACGGTCTGGGTTTCGCCCAGAATCTCACCGTCCACCATGGCCGCGTGGGCGTCGTTCCCGCGCTGCTGGTGAAGGTTGCCGAACAACAGGATAGATGCCGCCAGGGTTGCGTCCTGGATGCCGTTTTCCATGTTGTTGAAGTTGGTTGCGCTCTGGGGTGTGCCCTGCTGGAGGACCTCGCCCTGGTCCTTCACAACCTCGCTGGTGCCGTCGCCGTTTTCGGTGATCTTGCGCCGGCGGGGGTGCTCCGTGATGTGGTCCTTCCAGTCGGTCGAATTATACATAAGCTCTCGCCTCCTTAACCTTCCTCAATCTTGAACGTGAAGCGGTAGAAAATACCCTCGGTGGTATCCTTACGGGTGATGCTGTCCGGCTTCGCGCAAAAAAGCTGGTCCTTCGTGTTGAAAAGCTGAAATTCGGTCGCCGTAATGGTGCCGGGGATCGTGTGGTCCACCACAATGTCGGCAGCGATCCGGCCGTCGCTCAGGACGTGGATTTCAGGCTTGCCCAGCTTGTAATAGGTGCCGCCGACTTTCACACGGGAATATGCAATATTCCGCTGTGTGAACTCTTTGTAATCCTCGATTGCCGCTGCGGTAAGCAATGCCATAGCTTTTCGCCTCCTTCTTTAGTCTGAATCGTCCCCACAGAGGGGGAAGTCAAAAGAGAAAACCCGGCCGGAAACGCCGTTTTCAACGGTCGTTCCCTGCTGGGCTCCCACACTGTTTAGATCCGGAGCGGTGCCCGCCTCCCGCTCTCCCGTCATGGAATACGCGAAAGCTGCACCACGGCCGCCGGGTGAAAGGCTCAGGGCGGTTTTTGCGGTCGCGCTCTCGTTATTCAGGCCCGGTTCTTCACCGGCAAGCGTGTACGGGAAGGCGTCGCCGTCACCGGTGCCCGCCAGAACGGCAGAAACGCGGCCCTGTGCGGCGATAAAACTTTCCTCGGGAAGTTGGCCTGCCAGGTGTTCGCCCGTCAGCGGGTACGCATAAGCGGCGCCCTGGGCAGTCGGTACGATCTTCACCGGTACACCCTCCACATAGGCCAGATAGCTTTCGTCCGGCACGGTGCCGGTCATGTGCTCACCGGTCAGCGGGTAGGCATACGCCTGGCCGATGCTACCAGGGGAAATGCGTACAGTAACCGGGTGCTGCACTCCAATGTTGTTCACGTCGGGGTGCTCGCCGGTCAACTTGTACTCGAAAACTTTCTGCCTGCTGCGCGGGCTCACCTTGATGGTTGCATCCGCCGTCACAAATAACTGAAAGGCAATGTGCGACGGTTTGATGCGCTTCAAGCGGTCCACCACGGCCGAATAGTCCAGCGGTTCGCCGCCTGCCTCAATATCAACGCGGATCGTATAGGGCGCCACGTTTTCCTCAACGTGCACGGCCCGGCCGGTCATGGCGGACAGAATCGCTTCCACGCGGGCCGGATTCATGGGCGCGCGGGCACCGCGGCGGGCGATTATGTCTGCCCGGCGGGCTGCCAGACTGCGGTTTTCGTTCGTCTCGATACCATAGCGCTGCTCCCAGTAGCGCAGAGCCCAGGTGGCCGTCTCCGGGTTTGCCTGTTCCCGCAGCTCGGAGAATCGGATCTCCGCGTCGTCCACCTCTCTGCCCATGACTTCATAGAGCCATTTCGCCACATAGGAGCGCTCATAGATGGGGGATACGCGGGAAATCATGCGCTGGGAAACGCGGTTTTCAGGGAATCTTTCAAGGTCGAAGTTCTTCCGGGTGCTCATTCGCTGGTCGCCTCCGTATCCTTGATGCCGTGAATCTCACCGGTGCAGGGGTAGTCCGCCGGGTCCAGCGGAATGTCCTTCACGTCGCCGTTCACAAGGATCTTGGAAAAGTTCTTCACGCCCTCGGTGCGGGTCAGGGCCGCGTGGATCTCGTTATACTTCACCAGGCTGTCGGACTTGGCGGTGATGTAATACTCAATCAGCGCGGTGCGGAAGATTTCTTCCACCTCTGCGGCGGTCTTGGTGCCGTCCAACTGCAAGCCCTCAACGGAGATATTCACCGCCTCGCCCTCGGGGGTCTGCACCAGGAGAATTGCGCCAACGGGTGCCTTCCGCTCGATCCGGTTGTCGTCCCTCATGATGTGGTCGTACACGTTTTGAATAATAGAGCCGTTGGCTGGCTCGCCGGAAGAATCCAGAATAATAAGGCGCACCCAGTTGGGATGCGTCTTTTCATACTGTGCATCAACCAGCACCGTGCCAACGCCCGAAACCTCTTTGGCCCAGCGTTTATAGTCCGCGTCGCAGCCAACAAAGGATTCGCCCGAAGTCTCGTCATACTCCGCAATGCGCAGGCGGAGGGATTCGTCGTCTTCCTCCTCTGCGCCGCCGGTGATCTTGTCGGCGTTGGTCACAAGGGTAACGCCTGCAATCGGGTCCATCATAATCGTGATGGCACCCGCGCCCACGTTGCCGGTGGGGCCCGGTTCGACTGCTGTAATAGCAACGTCAACCGTGCCGTTCTCCCCTCCGGTAGCCTCTCCAATGTAGGCCACGGAATCCGTAGCGTACTCAATGGCAGGCACTCCGCCGGAAGAAGGCACACAGACCACGGTGCCCTCCGGGATCTGCGTGCCGGGCGTGCCGGTAAACGTAACAATACCGGCTGCGGGGTTTGCCGGGCGGCGGGAAAGGCCGTCGGCCCTGGCGTGTCCGTCAAGGTAGGCCCCATAGGACCACGCCGGAAACATCAACTTTAAGGTTTCCACAAGGTGGAAGTTCAGCAGTTCGTCCTTTTCGAGTGCCGTGGGATAGGTAAAATCCCACGGGAAGCCGCCTTCGGTGTCGTCAATGTCAGGTGGGAGGCTTTCCATCATGCGCGCCTGGATCTGCTCCGCCGTTTCGGTTTTCAGCCAATCAGGCGCGGAAAATGCCGGAATTGTGGCCATGTTCTCACCTCCTTACTTTGAAAAATTCAGGCTGACGGTTTGGATTTCGTCGTAGCCGCGGCCCTTCACAACAAATTCGCAATCGCAACTGTCTGGCTCGGGCCATGTAAACGTGAAATCGCGGCAATACTCCGTTTTGGGATTCGCCATGATCGCTTCCGTGATGGTCCGTTCCAGGCTGGCTTCCACGCTGGCGCGGTCGCTTTGTGCAAGCGAAGTTTCGAGCTCTGCGCCGTACTTGGTCGAATACGCCAGAAAGGCGTCCCGCTCCGTCATAACGGTTTTTATGCACCATTGCATATAGGCTTCGCGGCCGCTGGCTCCCGCCATGCGCCCGGCGCCGTCAAGGCGAAAATCGCCGGTCGCATAGTCGAAATAAACAGAAGGTTTATACTGCTGCTTCCGGTTCTCCTCGTTCTTCTTTGCGACGAAGTCCGGGACTTCAAAAACCGGGTAAAGCTGCTTTTCAGCCATAGGAAAGCCCTTCCTTTCGTCTTGTTATTTTTTTAGATCCTCCGCCGGGCAGATAATATCCACCACAACGGCCTCCGACTGCACCCAGGCCACCAGAACCCGGTCCCCGGGTTTCAGGCGGCGCATTTTCTCCGGGATCAGGACGTGGTGCTGGTGGGCGCCTTCCGGCCCTCCGCTGCCCGCGCTGTTCTGCGGCGGATCTGGAGGGTCCGGCTGCCCGGAAGCGGGAGTGCCGATAGTTCCCTTCACAGGGCCGTGAATGCCGTTCAGCTCGAAGGTTTTGTGGTCATGCTCGCCGCTGCCGGGCTTGCCGATGGCCTGGGTCTTCGCCAGGATATCCCCGGTTTTGCCAAGGGTCAGCTGGCGGCAGACGTGGTAATCCTCTACCGGAATCGGAATGGAAAAAGTGTTGGTTTTGAGGCTGTAATCGTCCTGGATCTCGCCAAAGTCAAGCACCAATGCGGAATCTTTTGAACGCCGCCGGTCAATTTCTCCAACGAAGGCCTGGGCCAGCCCATTCACGCCCTTGTTGCCAGAACTCGGGTTCACGGTTTCCTCCTTCCATTACTTTGAAAAGGTGCCATCATCCACCCAGCCGTAAACGTGCGTTTCGGCCCAGTTCTGATAGATCAGGTGGTACGGGTGTCTCGCGCCCTTCTTTATGATGGTTATTTTTGCCTTTCCCGGCGAAAGGTTTGTGCTTGCGGCCTGCGTGTCGGTGGCGGTCTTATAATGGCTGCCACCGGCAAAGTTCACAACGTCGCCCACCTTGTACTCGTCGGAGCCTTTCTTGCTCTCCGCCGAATCTTCGCCCAAAACTTTAACAGTCATGGTCATAGTGCGGTTTGCTGCGTCGTGCTGCACTCCCAGCACGGTGCAAAAGCCGTTCACCGTCCTGGCCGCAGCCCGGATTTTGTCGCCCTTGCGGATAAACGGAAGATCCGCACCTTTCAGGGTGGTTTTTCGTGTCGGCTCCCCTTTTTCGTCAAGGGTCTTCTGTGCGGCAGACTTGGCCTGTGCGGCCGTGTCGTCCGAACTACGGGTATAGATCCGCTGCCGGATGCCATACTCCGTTTTTCCGTCCAGGGTCGCTTCCACAGACCGCTTCTTGGTCTTCTTTTCGAGGCCTATCACCTTAACACGGGTAACAAGGTCGGCCGTGCTGATCTTGTCGCCGCTCGTTGTCAGGTTGTCGTCCTCGTCAAAATGGTAAACGGTTTCGTTGGCATTGATGGGCAAAACGTCCACCTTGCCGCCGGTCATTCTTATAACGTAGTTGTCCGCGCCGTGCTTTTCGGCATCGTCCAGAAGCTCCGTTATAATGTCCCCCAGGTATTCCGCTTTGAAAAGCGTTTTTGCGTGGGGCTTATCCGGTCCTTTGTACTCCCCGGCCGGGATTCCCCAGTCGGAAAAGATGGCGTTCAGGGCGGATTTTGTGCCAGTTCCGGCCTTGATATAGCGGTCGTCCTGGCTTTTTTGAAGGTTGTAAAGGTCGTCGTAGCACACCACGGAAAAGCCCTTCGCGGTGGCGCTGTCCTGCGGGTACCACTCGATTACCTTCCCGTTTGCAACTTCCTTTTCATCTCCTCCGGCCAAGGCTGTTACCACAATAGCCGTGTTTGGCTTTATGGTCGAGGAAAGCGGGTTCCCGTTATAGTCCACGTTGGCAGCCGTGAACGAAAACCGGGCGCTTAACTCGCCCTCCCCTTCCTCCCAGCCTAGATCCGTCACCGCCGGGGTAACGTTCAGCCGGGTGCCGTCTTGAAGGACTGCATAAACGTTGTATGCCACTTTGGAAACGTCGATCATGCGGCCCTCCTCACCCCGGGATGGTCAAAACCTGGCCCGGCTTAATCAGGCCTGGATTGCTCCCGATTACGGCCTTGTTGGATTTGTAGATCTCCGAATAGCGCGAGCCATTGCCGAGGTACTTCTTAGAAATGGACCACAGCGTATCCCCAGGCTTCACGGTGTAGGTTTTGCCGGTCGCCTGGGTGGATGCTGCGGCCGCTGCACTCGCCGGGCGCTCGTCCAGGCTCCCGCCGTCCGTTTTTCCGTCCGCCTCGTCCGTGGTTTTAATCAGAATGTCCTTCGCTTGCACAAAGGAAATGCTGTATTCCGCCCGGTCGAGGTATTCGTGGGTAACGGTAAAGTTCTGGATATAAACGTCGTGGTTTATGGCCGTTCCGGTCACGAGAAGCCGAAGTTTCTTCCGGTTTTTCTTCCACCCGTCAAGTATGCCGATCATCACGCGGGGCGGCTTCCAGTCGAAAAGCGAAACAATACCCATGCCCAGCATAGAAACGCCGGGGAGGATACCGTCCCAGGAAAATTGCGCCAGCTTTTCGCCGTTCGGGATTTTCACCTCGCCAACGTTCAAAATGTTGTAGGAGATGAAGTTGCCTTCTCTCTTGTCGGAAACTTTTTCGGGCGTAAGGGGGAGCGCAATCCTGGTTCCCGTGTCGAGTTGGGTAATATACACAATCTCAGGTAGCATTTTGCCCTCCTTTCCTTATGCGGGCATATTCGCAAACACGCGAGCCAGGCGTTCGGCCAGCTCGTCGCTTATGTCGTCCACCATTTCGCGGATGCGGGATTTCACGGTTGCGATAATCTCGTCCGGGCTCATGCCTGCGGTGCCCTGGATCACAAATTGCGGGTTCAGCCCGATTTCTACCGGAATAGATACGGGCTGCGCTGCTGCCCCTGCCGGGGCCTGCGGCGCCGGTGCGGGATACACGACCGGCGAGAATGCGGGGACGTCCTCTGGGGCCTCGTCGTCCTCGCGGCCGTCAAGGCTCACCAGCCCGCCGGAAGCGGGGCTGCTGGGCGTTTTTGGTGTCGGGGCGTCCACGGTGTTGCTCGGGGTCTGCGGCACGTCGTAGCGCTCGCCAGAAGGGGTCGCCGGGGTGCGCTGCTCGTTGCCAACGGCAAACGGGTCAACCTCCGGGGCGCGCTCCACGCTCTGCGCCAGGCTGCCGACCAGGCCGCCTTCCGCGTAAGCCTTCACCGGCCGATTGCTGAAAAGGACCGGCGCAGCTGCCGTGGTGTCGAAGGCGGTCTTTCCCGCGGTCTGCATCGTGCTGCCGCCGCTCTCCGGGGTGTAGCTCCCGGAACTCGGGACATTCGCCGCCTGCGGCACGTCGTAGCGCTCGCCAGAAGGGGCGGACACGCCAAGGGCTGCCGCAGCTCTGTGCAAGAGCTCAATGCCGCGGCCACGGCGCTTGCTGCCAAGCGGGATAATTGCCTCCGGGCCGTCCTCTGCTACAAGGCCGACGTGGGGGCGGGTCATAATACCGCCGGTTGCGTGCGGGGTAGCGCGTCCGCCACCGCCGCTGCTCGTGCCTCCGCCCGTCGTAAACGATCCGGCAGAGAAGCCAGAACTAAAAGCGTTTCTGGCGTTGGCGAAAAATCCGCTGATCTTGTCCCCTACGCCAGACCAGAAGCCGGTCCATTTCGCCGGAAGCGTTACGGTGAAGAAGTTCGCCGCGCTCGTCGCGCTGCTTTCAACCCAGGCCGGGACTTCCTTTGTCCAGAAGTCGCCGACGCCGGTCCAGAAGTCCGTCCACTTGGTCGGAAGCGTTTCGGTGAAGAATGCTGCGGCCTTTTCGCCGGTGTTCTCCACCCACGCGGGGACGTCCTCGGTCCAGAACTCCCCCACACCATCCCAGAAGGCGGTCCAGTGCTCGGGCAGCGTGTTGGTAAAGAAAACCTTCGTTTTGCCCAGGGCGTAGCCGATTGCATAGGGAATTGTTTCGGAAAACGTGGTGCCCACGCCGTCCCAGAAGCTCGTCCAGTGCTCCGGCAACGTCGAGGTGAAGAAGGTTCCGACCGTCTGTTTCAGGTTGTCCAGGGCTCCGCCTTCGTCCAGAGCGTCAGAAAGCGCCTGGCCGATTTTATCGCCAAAGCCCAGGGCGCCAAGGCCACCGATACCGGCACCCACAAGAGCGCCGACGCCGGTTCCAACAACAGGCACCACAGTGCCCACGGCTGCGCCTGCCGCTGCGCCTGCGCCAACCATGCCGATCTTGGTTCCGCCCTTGGAATACTCGTTCTGCGCGTCCTTGCCGGTGGTCTGGGTGCCGCGGTACAGGTTTCTCACGCCTGCACCGATGCCCAGAAGGCCCAGAAGGCCGCCCAGAATGCTTGCGCCGCCCGCTGCGGCTGTGCCTGCTGCCGTGGTCGCATGGCTCCCCAGAGCCGTGCCAACGGTGCCCAGGGTGCCGCCAACGCCACCGGTAACAGAAGTGAGGGTGCCGTCCGCGCTCATAGTAGCCTGGGTAGATCCCTTTTGCAGGAACTTGCCCAGCCAGCTATTTGCGGAAGTCAGGCCCTTTGCGGGCAGTGTCGCCGGGTCAATCTCGACGGCCGTTCCCTCAAAGGTCGCCTTGCCATCGCCGAGAAGCCTTGTAGCGCTGGGCAGGGCTCCGGCCGTCGCCGGGGTGCCCGCGCTCGGGATCAGCGCGCCGCCGCTCGACAGCGAAGGGCTGCCAGTGCCACCAGAAAAGGCCGCTTCTGCCGCCTGGCGAGCCTTGGAGCCTGCCTCGGCGCCAAAGTTTCCAGACTTCAAAACAACCATCTGGGCCGTTACGTTCATAACGGCTGCGGAAGTCTTGAAAGAACCGCCCATGGAAGGCATACCAGAAGAGCCCGCGCCGGTGCCTGTGCCACCTCCAAGGCCAAGCGCCGCGGTAAGACTGCGGAGTTTAGAATAGGCGCTTGCTGCGCCCGTTACCAGCTTGAAGCCGAGAACGGCGCCAATGGCCGCCACCTGGGCCTTGTGGCTCTCTGCCCAGGTCTTTAAGCCGTCCAGGATTCCGTCGAAGTCCAGCCCGTCCATAAAGCCGGAAACAAAGTTTGCGCCAATAGCTACGCCGTCGTCAATGGCTCCGGCAGTGTCAATGCCAAGCAGAGCCAGAAATCCGGCGGTAATGCCGCTGCCAAGGCCACGGCCCAGGCCTGCGGCCCTGTCGGCGAAGAACTGACGGCCGCTGCCGTTCCACCACTCGTCGAACGGCTCCGCCACGATCTTGTCCCAGGCAATGCCAAGCTTGCCCCAAATGTCGGCGTTTGCCCACTCGTCGCTGGCGGTAAACTCCGCAATGGTGTGGCGCAGATTTTCGATTTTCGCGTCTACGCGGTCCATTACGTTGCCGATATCGTCCTCAACAAGCGGCATTTTGCCGGTGATCCAGGTTGCAAACGCTCGAAGGTATGGGGACAGGCGTTCACCCAGGGCGATTTTTGCGCCATCAACCGCCGATTGCAGCAGCGTAAAGCTGCCGTTCATGTTGTCCAGCATCGTGTCCGCCATTCGCTGGGAAGCGCCATCGGCGCTTTTTATGGCGTCGGTCAGTTTTTTATAGTCCTCCTCGGACGTTCCGATAATGGCAAGCATACCGGCCATAGCTTCCTTGCCGAAAATGGTACTTGCGGCCGCGGTCTGTTCGGTCTCGGAAAGGCCGCCCAGGCTGCTACGCAAGTTGTCCAAAACCTCGCTTAACGACTTCATTTCGCCGTTGCGCTTGGTCAGGCTGATGCCGTAGCGGTCCATGGCTCCCTGCATCTTGTCGGTGGGAGCCGCCATGTTCGCAAGAGCCGTTTTCAGGCTGGTGCCTGCCATAGAGCCCTTAATACTATTGTTTGCCATAAGGCCCAGGGCCAGGGAAACGTCTTCAATGGAATACTTTAAGGCACCCGCCACAGGAGCAACGTACTTGAAGGATTCGCCCATTATGCCAACGTTGGTGTTCGCGTTCGCACTGGCCTGCGCCAGAACGTCGGCGAAGTGCCCGGAATCGGATGCTTGCAGCCCGAAGGCCGTCAAAGCATCGGTCACAATGTCGGAAGTGGTCGCCAGGTCTTCGTTTGAGGCTGCGGCCAGGCTCATAATGCCGTCAATGCCGTTCAGCATATCTTCGGTTTTCCAGCCCGCCATAGCCATATAGCCGAAGGCGTCCGCCGAATCCTTGGCGGTGAATTTCGTGGTTGCGCCTTCCTCTTTCGCTTTGGCGGTGAGTTTCTCGAACTCCTCGCCGGTGGCGCCGGAAATGGCCTTCACGTTCGACATGGATTCCTCAAAGGCTCCGTATGTACCCACCGTGTCGGCCAGGCTCACAGAAACGCCGAAAATGGCACCAGCCTGCAAGACGGGGTTCCTCACAAGGTTTATAATGCCCTGCAAGGGCGCCGTTGCCTTGTCAATGATACCAACCGTAAAGTTCCAGGCCTTCCCGGCAAAGCTCCGGGCCCTCGTTTCCACGTTCTGGATCGTAGCGGTCGCCCGGTCTACGGCGTCCAGATCAATGTGGAAGCCCGTACTTGTCAGCCGGTCCAACTGGTCTTTGGTGTGCTCGATGCTCTTGTCGAACCCAGAAAGGCGCTTCTGGGCGGACTGCACGCCGGGGCCGGTTTTGTCGTTGACGGTTGCGTCAATGGCAATTCTAAAAGTTTCAGAGGCCATTTGTTCCCTCCTCTCCGGCCTTCTGCTCTTGTTCGAGCTGCACCATCATGGAGGCCAAACAAAACGCTCTTTCACCATGCGTGGCGTTCCAGACCTTGCCCGGCATTACGCCGGTGCGCTGGAAGATCTGGTGCAAAAGCGTTGCGCGCCCTCCGGCGAGGATTAGTTTTTTGCCACGTCCTCCTCGGAAAGCTCGTAGCCGCTGATCTGGTCGATAAGCGAAAGCACCGCTTCCTTCTCGCCCGCCATCAGCAGGGCGTTCACGGCCTCGTAACCGGTCGCAAGGTCAAGTTTTTTCCACAGGGCCTTGTTGTCCCATACATTTTCCTGGTCCTCCGGGATGGTTGCCGCGTAAATCAGCGCGGCGCGGTAGTTCACCGCGTGCACTTCCTCCGGCACGCGGATGCCGCCCTGTACCTTGCTCTTAACGTACTTGGTAAACTTCTTGCGGCAGGCGTTGTAATCTTCCTCGCTCAGCGGGTGGATGTGGAAGCTGAACAGATCCTTGCCGCCGCGGGAAATAACCACTTTTTTAATGCAGTCCTCTGCGGTCTTGAAACCGGCAGCAGTCAGAAGGCCGTCCAGCAGAGAAGTTTCATGCTCGCGGGCGTCCGCGAGCAGCTCCTCTTTGGTGATCTCGGCGGTATCGGCAGCAGGGTTTACAGTAGCTTTGATGCTCATATTTTTGTCCTCCATGATGGCTTTGTTCGTTCATGCGAATAAAACAAAATTTGTTCGTTCATGCGAATAAAACAAAATAGGGGGGCGCCCTCGCAAGGCACCTCCCCTTGTATCCGTTCTTCGTTTTGCGGCCTCTCTTATGCGCTCAGGAGCTTCTGGAGCTCGGGCGGGTCGTTGACCGCCATATTCCATGCGCGCTTAATAATATCGCCCACGGATGCGCCCTGGAGGTCAATGTTGCCGTCAGGCACACAGCCGCGGTAGTTCATGCGCTGCTCACTGCCGTTGCGGCCGTAAGTAACGCCCTGGAATACCCAGTTAGGCTGCTGGCCGCTGTGCATCATCTCGAACATATCCGTGATCAGGGCGTCGTCCTCAATCACGATCTGCGAGAAGTTCAGCGATACCTTGTAGCCGGTCATGGTGGCGTGTGCCTGTGCGTCGCCCAGAGGCTGGTAATCAGAGTTGGAAACATTCACCTGGACCTGGAAGTTCTCAATGGTGGCAAGCATAACGCCTTCGCCATTGAAAAGCACAGCGTCCTTGCCGCTCAAAACCTTGCGGCTGTCGGCCGGGCCGGACTGATTATGCATAGCTTATTCCCTCCTTTATTCGCTTACTTCGGTAGCAAAGCGATACTTGTACGCCAGATAGACGTGCTCCAAGCTGTCCTTGTCCACAATGTCAAGGATGAACCATGCGGAATCGCCCTGCGGCGGGTTGCTCTCGTCCTCGTACATATCGCCGGAAGTCAGCTTCTTTTCGCCCACCATGGCGGCAATGATTGCCTTGCCCATGGCAATAACGGTGGCGCGGCCGTCGCTGTCGTTGTCCAGCTTGCCCACAATGGGGTCCAGGCTGTCGTCGATGCGCTGCATAAGCTCGAAGCGTTCCTTGGTGCGGCGGATCTTCTTCCAGCCCGCATCCATGTTGCCGTCAGGGCTCACCAGGGTGTTGATGCCCTGCTCGATCTGCACCTGGCCGGAAGCGTTCTTGGTCAGCACGATGCAGCCGCGCTTCAATGCCTTCTCGATCTGGCTGTTGGTCAGGCCTTCGTCCAGATCAACAAAACCCTTCACAACGGTGTGGGTAAGGGACACGTTGGAGGCAACGGAAGCGATCATGCCGCCAATGCGGGCGGCCAGCTTGTAGCCGTTGTAGTCGTCGCCGGTAGCATTCAGGGCGCCGTTGACGCAGTAGTGCATCTTCTCGTCATTGAAAGCGGCGGCGTGGGTCGTGCGGGTGTCGAACTCGACGCCCTTATTCTCGGCGACGCAGCCCATCGGGTAGCTGCCGCCGGTAAAGGTGCGGGTAATGTATGCCTGCACCAGGGAGTGAACGGCAGCGTCGTCGGTGTCCACACAGATAACATTGCCGCGCACAGCGTCGAAAGCGTCCAGGGCCGCGCTGTACTCGGAGACCGCAGCCGTGGGCTGGGTGCCCTTGGTCATAGCCGACTGGGTCACGGTAGCCATAACGCCGGAGCCTGCGGCGGTCGCCTTTGCGACAAAGTCCTTGGTGGCCGCGTTGATAGCCGCGGCCAGGCCTGCGGGCTCCTTGGTGTCGGCCTCAAACGTCACCTTCAGAAACTCGGTCGTGCCCTCGTAAATGATGCACTCGCGGCCGTCGCCGGTCAGGCTGTCACGAACGGACACGGAAAATGCCCGATCGCCAACGTAGGCGCCGGTAATGGTCACAACGTCGGCCTTCGCGTTGTCTTTCAGGGTGATGGTGGGCGCCGTGCCGCCGGTGCCGCAGCGCACGAAATAGCCGCTGGAAATACCGCCGGAAAACATTTCGGTGATAAGGTCCTCAGTGTTGCCGCTGCCAAACACAGCGTTCACGTTGGTGGACGGCTCAAACGCAACAGCCCGGTTCAGCGGGCCCCAGTTTGCGCGAATAATGCCCATGCCGACGCCGTTCAGCGCACCGGCAACCTCGCCGCCGCCAACGCTATAACGCCGGTGGTAAACGCCCGGGCGGGTCTTGGATTCGCCCACAGAAAAGGTACCAGCCATAATTATTTCACCTCCCTGGTTGCAAACGCGGTAATAATGGTCTTTGCCTCCTCAACGGTGGCGGACTTCTTGCCAGCCATGCGCAGGGCGGCGGTTGCGATGTCGCGCGAAACGCCAAACTTTTCCGGCGCTGCTGCGATAAGCTCTGCGGCGGTATAGGTGGCGGCCGCCTCTACGGGCGCGGCAGCCGTGGTTTTGGTTTCTGCCATAATAGCCTCCTTTTACGGTTTGTAGTTGTAATTCGTATAGGGGTTGTTCAGTTTGTGCGCGTATCTGGGCCGTTTCAGGATTCCCCAGCGGACGCCAAGGCGCATTTGCCCTGCGGTGAGCGGGTCCAGGCTCCCGTCCACTTCCAGAGCGCGTATAAACATGGGCGAGGTGTCCAGCATTTCGACTTCCCCGCGGGTTGCAAGCTCGTCCGCCAAGGCCTTGAGCCAACGTTGGCGGCCTGCATAGGTCGGTGCGATCATGTGGCCCACCAGGGCGCCTTCCATCCACGCCACGGTGTGCGTTTCCTGTGCCAGGTGGTAGTTTGCAAGGCGAAAATAAGCCGCCGGGCGTTCGTCCGACGGCTCCGTATACTCGCCCATACGGTCGCTTCCGATTACGGTCACGGCGTCGCCGCTCCACTTGCTCGTGAAGGCGTTCATTGCCAGGATGGGGTCCGGGTCGGTGGTTTCCTGGCGCGGAAATGCGTACAGGTCAAACGTCACCGTCACACCAATAACGCGGGCGCTCTTGTCAAGCTGCTTTGTGGCCTCGAAGGTTTCACTTGTAACCCACGCCAGGCTGTACGGGGGCTGTTCATGCGGTGCCATAATAACGTCGCACAGGGCAGCCCGGACGCTGGGCTCTACGGCCTCCGGCGCGGTCCCGCTGTCCAGGCACCAAACATCAAGGTACAGATTCCCGGCGGTTTGGCGCTCGGGGTTTGCCCTCATGTCGATGGTGTAGGAAATACGCGGGTACTGTTCAGCCTCAGCCCAGCCCGGGTCCGTGTCGGTAGGCACCGGGCCAAAGAAAACGGCCGGTGCCCCGTTGTGGAGCGCCAGCCGTTCAGCGGCGGCGGATTCAGTGATCCGCTTATAGATAAGTTCTTCAAGCGTCATGCTGTACTCCCTCGGTCTGGATGGTCTTCATGTCGGTGCTCCAGGAAATATCCCAAAGCCCTTCTGTAACCTCGTCTGCCGCGATCAGAAAGTAATTGCACACGTTCCGGATGCCCGGAAAGTAAAGGCAGCGGATTTCCCCGCCGGTCACGGCGGTAACAATACCGTTCTTTGCCTCGTTCCAGTCTGCGTACTTTGCGCGGATCAGGTCGCCGGGGTGGATGGCGGTTGTATCAATCGCCGCGGATGTGGTTTCCTTCATAAGGCCCATGGGGCTGCCCTCCTCTTAGGTGTATTTTTCTTCAAAAATAGCCTTCACCTCGGGGAAGGCCTTCTGCTTGATCTCCTCCGCGTAGGGGCGCGGGGAAATTCTGCTGGTTCCATCTTCCAGGAACGGCGCATACTTCACATCTGTGCGGATGCCGGGTGTGTAGTGCTTGGCGCTCTGGACGATTTCGCTTTTGGCAAGCGGTCGGAAGCTCCGGCGGAGGTCGCCGGTGCGAAGAGCGGGCGGTTCACCGGGGGCGGATGCCGTGTAGGTCTTATTGCTCGCAGGCTTGCGGTATACTTTGCCGCTGCGCTTCGGGTTGTTCGACAGCACGCTTAGTTCGTACTTGCGAATAACGTGTGCGGCACGCTCGGCGCGGCTCGCAACCTGTTTTTCCACGTCCTGTACAAAGCCCTGGACGGCGCCAGAAATATCAATTTCCATTGTGCGTGTCCTCCCTTTGCTGAACGTAGTAGAGCGTATAAAGGCCCAGGTCCCCGAGCGGGTCCACGCCTTCAACGTAGTACGCCCGGTTCTCCAAAATAAGGCGGTCGCCAGCCTTGGCCTTGGGCCTGCCGCGCTGCGCGATCTGGTGCGTGACCGGATGCGCGTTCTGGCTGAATCGCTCGATCACTTCCGGGGAAGCGGCCGAAAGTACGCCGCGGAGAAGCTGTCGGCTCTCCGTGTCGTATTTCGCAGTTGCCCGCCCGGTCGTGCTCTTTTCCGCTATGTGCGGCTCGATCACAAAGTCCTTGTAAAGGTTCCCGGGTCTAAGGTAAAACATGGCCGCCGCCTCCTCTGCCGGTCCCGTGGTTCTCCATCATGCCAGCATAGAAATAGTGGTCGCCGTTGATAGCCGCCGGGTTTGCCAGCGGGGCGGAAGCGCTCACATCTGCCTTTAAGTCAGAATAGAGCTTTTTCCAGTAGTCCAGGCGGTCGCTCAGGGAGAGGTTCAGTTCTCCAACCTTGGTGTTCACCTCGTAGGAAAACCGGCGCAGAATGCTTTCCACGCAGGCCAGCTTTGCACGTTTCCAGCGGGGGTAGGCTTCAATGACGGCCTTGTATTCCTGGTCGCTCAACGCGCAGGTTTCCACGCCGCCCTCCACCATCGTGTCCCCCAGCTCGAAGCGCATCTGGTCAAGGCCGTGTTCGGCGATTTTGCTCGCGTCGTAGGTGTATGTGAGCTGCGCCAATCAGCTCACCCCCTCGGAGCCGCCCTCCGGGGCCTCCTGCGCGGCCTTTGCAGCCTCGTCTTCCAGGAATACGCCGCGTTCCTTTGCGGCTGCCTTGACGCTCTTGCGGCTGTCGCAGGCATTCACCAGGATAAGGACGCTCTGGTCCTCAACCTCGGCAATGGTCGCCACCGCCTCCTCGGCCCGCTGCTGCAAAATGCACACAGCCTGGACAACGGCGTCCGGGGTGGCGTCAAGCTCTACCACGCCGCCCTCCGCAGTAATGGGGAGGGTCAGCGCTTCAATTTTGCCCACTTCGGGCTCCCGGCACTCGGCAATAATGCCCATGTCCTGCATTGCCCTTGCGCGGCCGGGCTGGATCATTTCAGCCTCCACAACGTCGCCAGGGCGGTATTTCACGCCGCCGAAGGTCGCCATTTTCAGACAGGTGTACTTCATGGCGGCCTCCTTAGACGCAGTCCTTCAGGAAGATTGCCAGGTCGTCGGAAGTCTTCTTCATGTCGGAAGCGCACAGGCCTTCGATGAACTCCGCGTGAGTGCCGTTTTCACCCTCGTACTGGTCAAAGGCGACGGAAGCGCCGTTGCCCAGCATATCCCAGGTGAAAATGTAGCCTGCGGAAGGCTCGTCGATCTGCGGGGTAGAGGTGGCATAGCACAGCAGCGCAGCCTTGGGGTCACAAACGAACTCCATATTCTCCTTCTGGCCCAGGCCTGCGGAGTTGTAGGTGGATTCCAGGACCTTCACCTGCTCAACGCCGAAAAGCTGCGCCAGAACGTTGGGCGTAACGATGGCCGGGTTTGCGGTGGTGCCGGTGTATTTCACGCTCTCCTTCACGAAGGGGTTGTTTTTCAGGGCGTTGTAGGCCTGGATGCCCAGAGCCAGTCGGTTCGGGGTGCGGCGGCCCTGGCGCTTGATCTCGGTGCGCAGGTCGTCGAAGAAGCCGATGGGGTCAAAAGAAGTGTCGTTGAACTTCACGAACTCCTTAGAACCGCTGCCGTTGGTGGTACCGGTCAGCTCATTTGCCCAGACGCCAGCGCGGAAAAAGTTCTTTGCGAAAAGAATGTCCTGGTGCAGCAGCATCTGTTCGGTGGCGGTGCGGACCTTGGCGCGGCGGGGGTCGTTCACGCCAGGGGCACGGCTGCGCTGGTAGTTCAGGGCGGCGATCTGGTCAATGCCAAGGATGATCTGGTCAACGTGGCACTTGTAGGTGTTGTCGTCCTGGCCCATCACAGCAGGATCAACCTTGCCGAACGCAGGCTTAGGCTGCACGTTGTCGCGGGCCAGATCTTCCTTGCTGAACGTGTAGTAGTAGGAAGCGGACAGCTGCACCGGGCAGACCGGGAAAATGCTGTGTGCCACATAGTCTTCCGGCTTCTGGAAGTATGCCATGGACATATTGGTCAGGTAGTTGTTGGGCTGCCAGCCTTTGGCGATCTCGGCCGTAATGCCCGCGGTAGTGTTTCTGGTATTCATGGTTTAATTCCCCTTTCCTTTAGCCCGCCTTCGGCACAAAGCCGCTCTTGGTAATCTGGATGTGGATGATCTGGCCTGCGGCGGTTGCGCTCTCCATGGCATAGCCAACGATGAACTTTTCCGCCTCTGCCTTTACGGCGCAGCCGGTGGCGTCGCTTGCCACGGGGTCGCCCGCGGTAATAGCGCCGCCGGTCTGAATCAGGGTGCGGTCCTTGATCTGGACGGTCACGCACTCGCCTGCTGCCACCTTGTCCTCGGTGTCAGGCAGCAGAATGCCAACGGCGGCGGCGCCAGCAGTAGCCAGGGAAACGCCGTTCTCGCCCAGGGTAACAAAGTGGTTCTTGCCGTTCTCAATGGCCGCAGCGGCAGGCGCGGCCAGGTACGGGCTGGAATTGGTTGCAGTGCCGATAGTGCTCATACTCTTTTCCTCCTCTCTTTAGCGGCCGTTCTCGTAGTCGTGAACGAGATCGGGGTTCTGCTGGCAAGCCGTGTCGATGGCCTCGTAGTAGCTCATAGCAGGGGCGGACTTGCGGATCTCCTCGGCCTTCTTCTCGATCTGGCTCCATGCGTCGCCTGCGCCGCCCATAACCTCGCCGTGGGTGCCGCCGCGCTTGCCAAGCTCGGAAAATGCACCGGACTTCTGCACAGCTTCCAGGTTCGCGTCCAGGACGCCGATCATATCGTTGTAGGCGGTGCCGCCTGCGGCTTTCAGGGATTTCAGCACGGGGACAAGTTCCTCGGGCTTCTTGCCCAGAAGCTCGTACTTCTTGGCAACGGCCAGAAGTTCGCGGTTCTCCGCGTCCTGGCGGAACTTGCGCAGTTCTGCGATTTCCTTGGCAACATCGGGGTGAATGCCCTTGTAAATGTCCTCCTCGCCGCCCGTGGCGTTATCTGCGGGGGTGGCGGGGGCGGCCTTCTCAACGCCAGCAGGGACGGCAGGCGTTGCCTTGGCCGGGATACCGGCCTTCTTCTCGATTGCTTCCAGCTGAGCCACTTCCTCGGCGGACAGCTTGCTCTTGTCGATTTCCATGTCAAATGCTCCTTTCTGAACGGGTTCCTCTCGCTGCGGGTCAGCGGGAGGCGTCGGGTCGGCGCCCTCTTTCGGGGGCTCCGGCGGTGTATCTTTGGTTGCGGGTTTCGGCTCCGCCTTGGCGATCATCTCGTCCAGGCGGGCGCGGGCTGCTTTGGCGTTCTCGATTCTGTCGGGCGTCAGAGGCGTGGGGGCTGCCTTTTCCAACTTCACGGGAATACCGCCGGACCACTTCGGGATTGCCGCCTCGGTCGCCGCTGCGAACTCTGCGCAGCTCTGGGCCATGAGGACTTTTTTGTCCTCGGCCGTAATTTCGGCATTTGCCACAATGCCGCACAGGCTGTCATTCAGGGCATAGCAGTAATCCCAGATTTCTTCTGTGGTCTGGCGCATCCGGCGGCGAGCCATAGCGTCGCAAAAGGTGGGAACGTCCGCATTCTTGGAAACTTCTTCAACGGCCGCGGCTGCCTGTGCATCGGTTGCGCCGATGCTCTTGGCAATGGCGTGAACGATCCGCTTCAAAAAAGATTCCTCGGGCGGTGTGCCCTCCTCGGGATTTACGGCAGGCGCCTTCCCTTCCGCGGGCTTGCTCTTGTACAGAGCAATGCTTGCGCCGGGGTTTGCGCCGTTGTCCACAAAGTCCACCTTCTTGATTTTCAGGTTTTTAAGTTTGGTTGCCATTTGCGTTTCCTCCTTTCTTTGAAGATTTTTATAAACAACAAAGCCCCGGCGGGTGCCGAGGCTTTGGTTTATCGGTATTCAGTCCTCGGGCTCCTCGTCCGTTTCCTCGCGGACGGCCTCGCCCTCAATGGAAAACATGGGATAAGTGCCGTCTTTGACCTTCTCCCAAACCTCGTCGTCTGTCACCTTAAAGCCGATCCACCAGCCTTCCGGGACAACGCCTTCCGGGATGCCCATAGCGGCCATTTTTTCCTTGGTGAAAATTACGCTCTCCACCAGGACGGCACAGCCGCCGCGCTCGTGCATTTCGCCGCCCTCGCGGTAGAACTGCACGAAGTTATAGGCAGCCTGTTCCAGCTCGTCGGGCTCGATGATGTCCTCGTAGTAGTCCGTCACGGTGTCGCCCGCGGCCGTGGCTGCCACGCTGGCCCAACCAAAGGCCAGGCGCTTTTCGTCAACAGACTTCTGGATCTTGAAGGTGCCAGCAATGCGGCCGCTCGGCTCTTTGCCGGGCGGCTTCTTGCCGAGTGCTTCATTAAAAGTAAACATGGCTTTCTCCTTATTCACTGAATTTGCAAAATAATTGCAAAAGTCAGCGTAAATTCAGCGTATTTCAAAATTTAAGCGTAAATTATTCGTTATTTACGCGCGGAAAGCAAAGCCCGGCGGCTTCGCCATACCTCTTGCGATACCATTCGTGGAGGTCCGCCGTGCCGCGGATTGTCTGCGCAATGTAGTTGCCGCCTTCCACGATCTTGTAGGTTTCGCGCCGGAAGCGTTCAATGGTCAGCTTTTCAAATTGCCAGGCTCCGGGCGCGCAGCCCTCCGAAGTGAATGTGAAGGCGTCCTCTCCGTCCTCTGTCACCTTGCCGGGGATCTCGTGGCCGTGCTCCATGTCGAAGTAACGGAAGGCACCGTGCCAAAGGTGGCAGTTCAGGGCAAGGCCGGTGGGCTTCTTATCGCCCGGCCGCTTTACGGTATAAACAAGGCGTCTGTTCATAAGTAATCGCCAACCTCCACAAAGTCCTCAATCGGAATCCCGTTCACGCTCGTTATTCCGGCGTCACGAAACGCTTTCAGCAGCTTGTCGCGCTCATAGTCACCCGAGCAGCGAATCTTTTGTATAGATTCTGTCGGTATGCCTTGGCGGAACATGATTTCGTTGCCGGATTTGAAAGATCTGTTCTGGCCTTTCACAAACTCCTCAGAGCCCTGGCGGCTGTGAAGCGTGCTCGGCCTGGTCGTTCCGAAGTTATCGCCGGTATATGCGTACCAGTCCGTGCGGCCCAGTTCCGCTTCGTCTATAATGAGGCGGTAGCCGCTGCCGCAAAAGCTGTCATCATACCGGATTTTCCCGCGGCCCGCGTTCGTTCCGATGCGGGTAAAAACGTTGTCGGCGCCGCCGGTTCCCATGTCGGAACTCGGGCTTGCGCCGGTCAGCCGGATGCCGGAAAGGCAACGCCGGTTTGTGCTGCGAAGGCCGCCACTTTGAACGATAGAAACAACGCTTTCGGCTCTGCCAACTCCGCACCAAACATAATCTGCGCCCGCAGCCTTTAGGGCTTTGGCCTGCTCCGGGTCGTAATAGACGGCGTAGCCGTCGCATACCTTGCGCAGTTCCACGCCGTCCACCCGCTTCTGGTCAATGCCAAGGTCCTTTAGGATCTCGTCCAGCTTTTTGTCCAGGGCGTCGCCCGTCAGGGTTTCGTACTCTGGAACGCGGGAAGGAGCGTTTTGCCAGACCAAGCGGGATTTTATGAGGCGCTTTTCGGCTTCTGCCGTAGGCGTTGCCGTTAGGTCGTCAAGACCGGCCGTTTTTAGCAGGCCCTTCATTTCCATGGCATCAAACCCGCCGTCTGCCGTCACCGGAACACGGGCCCGGAAAAAGCCCTGCCAGGAGTAATAGTTTCCGCCTTCGTGGGTATAGACCTGCAAGGTCTTTTCCCCATCGTGCACGGCCTGGCACTTCGTGTTTACGCCTATGCTCAATCCGCCGGAGCTGAAAAAAGCGCTCGTCTTGGAGGCTTCCTCAAATTCCAGCGCCTCGGTTGCGCTGTTGGGCTTGATCGTCTTCAACGTCCGCTCCCAGGTCCCTTGCGTTAGCTTTCCGCTCACCTCGTAGAACTCCGAGCCGTCAATGTTCATCCGCCGGGCGCGAAGAACAAGGCCCTCCACGCTGCTGCGGTCGGAAGAAATCGGGATTCCCTCTTGCGTGGTCGGAACTTTCGACAGATCGGTGAAAATATCCCCGGCGCCCTTTACGCCCTTCGGGATTGCCGCCTGCGGGGCTGTGTACTGGGCTTTCGCCTTTCGTGCGGCTGCATTTGCGGCAGCCTTGGCCTTCACCTCCTGGGAAAGCTCTGCGGCTTTCACGGGGTCCGTCACAGCCTGCACAAGCTGGGCTTTGTTCATCTTGCCGTAATAGGCAATGCCCTTGCTCTTTGCAATCTGTTTCAGGTCTTGGACGGTCATGCCCTTAGCTGCTTGCGAGGTGATCTGCACGGCCGCAAGCGGCTGCTTCGCAACGGCTGTGGCCTCGTCTGCCCAAACAAAAGAAGTCTTCACGCCGGTGCGTTCCGTCAAAAGGCTTTCGTAAAACGTGCGGTAGGTTTCGCGGAGGGTGCTTTTCCGCTCCACGATCTCGTCCAGCAGCTTTTCGGCTTCCTTTCCCTGGCCGTGCAAGGCCTCGGCATAGGGGCGGAAGATCTCGCGGTATTCCTTGTCCGGTATGCTCTCCACCCGCTTTATATACGGCAAGGTGTCTTGGAGGTTCAGGTCTATGTCCTCCTCCGCAAACCGGCGGAAAAGGGTGTTGTAAACCGGCTCTGTTTCGCCGTATGCGCTGTTCGGGTGGTATGTGTAGCTCATTACATGGCTTTTGGCGTCGTTCATGTACCGGAAGGCCTGTTCCTTGTCAATGCCAACGATTCGGCCCTCCTGGTCCGTCAGGAAGTTTTCGCCGTGGGCGTCAAAGTTGCCCAGAAGCCAGTCCGTGACGTGCTCGCGCTGGATCTGTGCCGTCACCTCCGGCGAAAGGTCGGAAGCTGCACCCAACTGCCATGCTTCAAGGTCAATTCCCCCGGCGGAGGTCTGCACCTTCTCCTGGAACGCTCCAAACTTTCCGTCAATGGTTCCGACGCCCACCGGGACGGCCGTGTCCGGGTCCACAATAGACTGCACCTTATAGCCCGCCTCCTGTGCATAGGCCCGGAAAGGCTCATACTGCCCGCCCTTGCTCTGTGCAGGCTTGAAATACCATTCCCAGCCGTTGGCGTCGGTGTAGTCGTACATTTTCCCGGTATTGCCAAGGTGGACGGGCCCGTTCGATGTCATGCCATCCGGCACTTTCAGGCTGCCCGCCACATAGGCCTGGCTTTCGTCTGCGCTGTTTTCGCCGGGGTCTGGCAAATTACCGGGCCACGGCTGTATAACGTCCTGTGCGGGCTGCTGGGGCAGAAATACGGGCGGTTCCTTCTCCTCGAAGTATTCGGCGCACCGGCAGCGCGGGTGCACCGGCGGATGCGGGCCCATCTTGAAGGTCATTTTTGTTGTGCCGATGTGGTAACTTCCCTCGGCGTCGGTTTCGGTGCCGTTCAGGGCGCTGCATACCGGGCAGACGTCTTCATCGTCGGCGGTCGCAAAAACATACACGCCCTTCCCAAGATAGCCTTGCGTCTGCGCCCGTGCCGTGCCCTCACGGTATCCGGCGCAGTACGCTGCGGCGTTCTCCGTGATGGCAATGGTATAGGCCCGCTGCCGGAGCTGCTTATCGGCGTACTTATAGGCCTGCTCCCGGGCCTTCTTTGTGGCCGCATCCGCCTTCACGCCGTTGTCGAGAAGATTTTTCTTTACGCTGGCGTAATATTTCAGATTTGCGGCCGCCTGGGGCTCTGTCAGACCGATAAGCGGCCGGATTGCCCGGGAAAGCTCGTCCACCGTGAACTGGCCCTTTGTGCTGGCCTCAATCATGGCGCGCATGGCGTCCCGGGTTTCGTCGTTTATTTTCGTTACCCACTCGGCGCCGTGGTCCTTGATCCAGGCCGTCATGGCGTCACTCATGGGGTCGAAAACCCACCCGCCGGAAGCCGTCGCCGCCAGGGCATCTGCTCCGGCTTTGGCTGCCTGCTGCCAGATGGGTTCAAGGTGGCTTTTCACAAAGAGGGAGTAATCTTGCTGCCACGCTTGGAGGGTTGCTTCGTCAAGGTAGCCGTTCATAATGGCTTCACGAAGTTCTTTGTAGGTAATGGCATTGCTCTGGGCATTCCAAAGGTTGTGCAGAAAGTACATCGGCTCACTGGAAGCCGAGTTCAGGTAGTCGTTCAGCTTTTTAAGGGCATCTTTGCCCGCCTTCGACTTCTTGGGCTTGGATTTTGCCACGAAGTCGTGGGGCGTTGCTGCCCGCGCCTTGCGAATACTAAACATCTTAGTCCCTCCCCAGGTCCTTTCTCGCCTTTTCTACTGCCGCCGGGTCTTCTTCCGGCTCCTCGTCGTCAAGGCCGCCCATCTTGTCGCCAGTGTCTTTCTTCGGCTTCTGGGCGGTTCTCACCTTGCCCGGTTCGCGGTCCTCGCCAGGCATCGGCACATAGTCGTCAAGCCGCTTCGGCAGCCCGGCGGCCGCACGGATGTAGTCTTCCACGCCCTCGTCGGGCACCAGGAGGCCGGAGGTCGTGACATTCTTCAAGTAGTTGCCCAGCTTGTCCAGGTCCACGTCCTCCACGTCGCCATGGGTAAGGTGCGGGTAGTCCGTAAGGCCTGCGAAGTGCTCGCCGTTCATTTTCATAAGGTCAGGGATGGCCTTATTGTTGAACTGCTCGCAGATCACGTCCAGGAAGGCTTCGATTGCCATGGAAAAAATATGCGTCTTGTTGTCGCTCAACGCAAAGGAGCCGGTCTGCTGGTGGCCCAGCAGCACAAAATCTGCCATAACGGTCATGGCGATTCGGGTGTCGTAGCGGTCGATGGTCTTGTTCGTGTCAAACTGCCGGTCTCCGCCGCTGCTCAAAAGTTCCAACTTCCAGCCGAACGGAAGCACAAGGCCTTCCAGGTGGTCCCGGCGGATGTTCTGCACAATGGATTGTGCGTTTTTCAGAACTGCGACCATATCCGGGTCGTGCTGGTCCCAAATGTCCAGCCCTTCCGGCGCGGTCAGCACCGGAAAGCCCGCGAGGTCGCGTTCAATGCCGATGCCTTCAATTTCCTGGATTCTGCGTTTGAAATACCAGGAGCGGTAAGCGTTGCGCAGAATGCTGCGGCCCTCCGGGTTGCCCTTGCTGCTCTCCGTGCGGAAGAAAAGCAACTTTTCCGCCGGAATCGTGATAAGCTCAAAATCCGGCGGGGGCATCTGGGTCAGCGCGACAAGGTTGTCGTTCTCGTCGTACTCCCATTGGTAGAGGCTTTCTTGGGAGCGGATGGGAAGTTTCATCCAGCCCACCAAGCTGTCGTTGTACTTGCTGTTCAGGCGCGGGTCCCGGCTGCTGCCGCACCGGCGCTTGTAAACGATCTCGTGTGCGGACCAGCCGAAAGTCAGAAAGGACAAGATTTCGCTGATCGTGTCCGTCCAGGTGTCTTGCATATCGGCCATACATTCCAGAACGAAGTCTGCGGCCTCCTGATCCTTCTCGGAAGCGCCGCCGGGCGCCACGTTCCAGTCTACTTGCCGGATCAGCATTTTTATTGCGTACAGAATGGCGCCCACAAGGTCGTCATTTGCTGCCATTTCGCTATAAGCCGCCATGCCCCGGCGGCCGCGCAGCTCCGGCAAAAATTCTTCATAAAAGACGCCGCCATAGCGTTTCTGGCCTATGCGGCCGACTTCTCCTTTTCGGGTTGTCACGCGTTTTCCTCCTTCTGTTTATCTCCGCCAATAGCTGCTCTTGGAAAGCATTGCTTCCGCCTTTGGCGGGCTCTTTGCGGGCTTGTCCATCAAGTACAAGATAGCCTGCACAAGTGCGTCTATATCGTCCTTGTATTCGCCCTTTGGAAACATCAAAAGATCCTGGATGGTGTCATGCACCCAGGGCGCCGTTTCCGGCTTCGGGAAATGAATATTCCCGGCTTCAAAGTAGGGCGTAACAGAAAGGGCGCGTTCTTGCTTGCTGCCCTTTGGGTTAAACTCTACCATGCCGGGAATCTGCTTTTTCAACAGGTCAACGATTGCGGGGCCGTTGGCCTTGTTCTCTATAACCTTCGCCCTGGCTTTCGGCCATTTGCCCGTCAGGGTGCGCACGGCCGCCACGCTCTCGGTAAAGGTCATTTTTTCGTTTACCAGGTCCCAAATGTAAATGTCCGCACCACTCCGGCCCACAATGTAGCCCGCCACCTTGGCGCTGCCTTCGCTCTTGGTGAAAGCCATATCCCAGGACTGGATAAGCATACTTTGGTGGGGCGCTGCTTTGGGGTCGAAGAAGTTTTGCAGCCATTCGCGCTTAAAGATCAGGCCGTCCGCCGGGGCGGGGGTCTGTTCGTACTGGCCCGCATATTGCAAGGAGCCCATGGACTTTTTAAGGCTCGCCAGGGTTTCTTTGTCGAAACGCTGCGGGTTCAGGATGTCGCCTTCCTCGCGGATCACCTCGCGGCCGCTCACCGGGAAGGTGATTATTGTGCGCTGTGGCGCCTCCGCCGGGAGGCAAAGGTGTGTATAGCCCAGGTCCTCGGCTAAAATATGGCCGGTCAGGTCCTTTTCGTGAAGGCGCTGCATCACAATAATAAAAACGCCCGTCTTCGGGTCGTTCAGACGGGATTGCAGGGTATTCTTGAAGAAGGCTATGGTTGCTTCTCTCTCGGTTTCGCTGTTGGCCTGTAAGGGGTTCTGCGGGTCGTCCAAAATTATGCAGTCGCCGCCTTCGCCGGTCAGCGCGCCGCCGACAGAGGTCGAAAACATAAGGCCTTGGCGGTTGTTCTTAAACTCGTTTTGCCGGTTCACGTCGTCTTTTAGGCTGAATCGGTCTCCCCAGTTGGCTGCATACCATGGGGATTGTATAATGTCACGGGTCAAAACGTTGTGCTTGCGGCTCAGGCTGTCGGAATACGAAACTTTTATGAATCGCCGTTCCGGGTGCTTTACCCACGTCCAGGCCGGATAGCACACGGTTATTTCCAGGGATTTCATGTGGCGAGGTGGCATATTTACGATCAGGCGGGTGATCTGGCCGCGGTTTACCGCTTCCAGGTACTCGCCGATGCAATCTATGTGCCAGTTGTCAATGAACGTCGTGCCGGGCTCAATGACGGGCCAGGCCTGGCGGATGAACTCGGGGAGGTTCCGTTCCGCCTGTTCCCGGTGGACCTGTCGGAGAAGCGCCGCCGGGTCAACCTGGGCTAGATTTTTCCAGTAGTCCGGCAAGCTGGTTTAGTTCCTCGTCAGAAAGGGCGGAAAGGTCTGCGCGCTGGGTGCTCTCCACTTCCAAGGCGCCGCCATGGGTAACGGTGCGGTTCTCCGTGGGCTCTCCACGGCTCAACCGCTCCACCTTTACACCTATATCAACCATACGAACGACAGCGTTTGCGTCTATATCGTCGTCTGGGATGGTCAGCAGGCGGCCGGTGGCTTTGCGCAACATCTGTTCCGCAATGGCCGCGTGTTTCTCGTGCATCTTTACGATGTTGGCCGTGTTCTTGGCTGCCACGCAATCCAGGATATAGTTGTCGTACTCCTCCGCCCTAGCTACCCAATCAAACTTCGCGCTCATGGGCTCCAAGCTCTTGCGGGTAACTCCAAGCTGTTCAGCAAGGCCGCGAATACTGCGGCGGACGGTAAAATCCGGGCGGACAACGTCGCCGGGCTTCTTCGGCTTCTCCAAATACCGCATATCACGGTAAGCGCAAAAGCACTCATACTGCCGGGCTGTTTCGCCGGGCAGCTTTTCCCAGGGGTCCCGCTGTCCTGTGTGTGCCATGGTCTTTCCTCCTTCCTGGCAAAAAGTAAGGCCCGGGATTGCTCCCGGGCCTCCTGCGCTGTTATTCGTCCCCGGTATCTTCTCCGAGAATTTCTTTTAATAAGGCCGTGTTGTCGTACTGGTCGGCTTCCTCTGCGGTTTCCGGCGTTCCGATGATCTCCGCGGCCTTCTCCGGGTCGCCCTTGGCGAAAACCAGGACTTTTTCATGGTTCACGCCAAGTTTGCCCGCTCCGACTTTCAGATAGTCGTTTATGTCCTCTGCGTATCCCTGCGAGTCTTCCGTGCGGAAGGCTGCGCTTTGGGCAGGGTCGCCGTTGCAGAATACAAGGACGTTCTGGTGGTCTTTGCCCATTTTCCGGCTGTGCTCAAACTGCTTTCCCACGCGAATTGCCAGGCCTCCGGCCGTATTTACCAGAATCGCTTCGTTGTAAAATTTCAGGCCGACGTCTTGGAAGGCGTCGATGGTGTCAGAAACGAAATTGCGGTAAAAGCCCTTCTTGTCCCGAAGGTCGCTCACCACAATAACGGCAAAGCTGTCAGGTTTCAGCATAGCGGTTGCCCGGCGGATCACGTTGCGGTAAAGCTGCAAAAACTCGGGGTATTCCTTGTTTGAAAGGTCCTCGGGCTTGTCGCTGTACACTTCAAGATCCGCATAGGGTGGGCAAGTGAAAAACAGGTCATATTCTCCCGGTGCCAGCTCGTCGATGTGGGAGCTGTCGCCGTTTATCCATGTGGGCGGTGTCACCTCGGGCGCATCGTCCAGGACGCTAATGTGGGAGATCTCTTCCCAGTTGCTCACGTTGGCCTCGATCTGGCGGCCGCTTAAATCGCAGCCGGTGTATTTACGGCCGGTAAGGGCCGCCACCACGCCGCGAACGCTGCCGCCTGCGAAGGGGTCAATGATCGTGCCGCCCTGCGGGCAAAACCAGCGGTATGCCAGCTCACACAAAACCGGGTCAAAAATGGACGTGGCGCTGTACGCCATAGCATCCGGGAAAAGTTCGGCGAACTCCTCCCAGCTTATTTTCTGCCCGATTTTTTCTTCATAGGCATTCTTGGCCTTGTAGGCACCCGGCGGCTGGCTGCTTATGTTATAAGTCAAGCCCGCCTTCGTGTTGTCGTCGTCAGCACCGCGGCCAACCTCGGAACGGATACCGAGGCGCTTCCAGGCCTTCTTTCTTTCAGCCCATACGCCGCCTCTGGAATCCAGGACAGTAAAGGGCGGAATGAGGAACCTTTCGCCCAGGGTCAGGCGCGCGGCCTGTTCCTCGGCTTCCCTGTCGGTCTTGTTTTCCGCGATCATGTCCTCGATCTGTTCCGCCGTAAAGCCGGACAGCTCCGGGTCCAGGTCGTCGGTGTTCTCTTTCAGCTCGGCCAGAATCCCGGCTATTGCATCCTGGTCCAGGACGGCAAGCTCCGCGATTCGGTTGTCTGCGACAAGGTCCGCCATTTCGGCGCTGTCGTTGTCGTAGTCTTGCCACTCGATGGGGGCGTACCGGCTGCCTGCCTCATAGCTTGCAAGGCGTCTGGCGTGGCCGCGTACAATGTAGCCGCTGCGCCTGCTCACGGTGATAGGGGCTCGCCACCCCTGTTCCGCAATTATGTGGGCCAGCATCTTCACTTGTGCCTCCGGGTGCCTGTTCGGGTTCCGGGGGTTCGGTTTCAGGCTGTCTGTTTCCACGATCTCGTCATACGCACAGTATACTTTGAAGCCGTCAGGCGTTACCTCTCGGGGGGGGTGCCGTTATAGGTTTTTTCATTCATCCTCAAGCCTCCATGCTAGTATTATATATCTTTCAAAGTGCCCTGTCAGTGCCCAATTTGTGCACCCTGGCGCACGTTAGGCAGCCTTTACGGCGTCAATGCCAAAAAACAAGGCGGTAAGCGGCTGAATTGCTGCATTGAGGTCCTTGTACACGGTTCGCCGCTCGATGCCAAAAGTGCCCGCGATTTCCTGTACACTTTTTTTCGGCTCCCGGATGTACGTTTCCATTACCACCTCGTAGCGCCTCACGTCCTCCTCCGTGCCGTTCTGCTGGCACCAGACGCGGTAGAGGTCCAACATCTTCTCAATGTGGGCCAGAATAATGAGGGTGCGTTCCTGGCTGCGCTTGATGCTCTCAATATAGAGGCTGTCGTCCCGGGTGTAGCTTTCCAGGCCGTCCAGGATGCTGGCTGCGCTCTCTTTCTCCTTGGCCTGCTTGGCGTTGTAGATGGCGCCTGCGGTGTGCCGCTTCAAAAGGCGGTAGTTTTTCAGGAGAAGCCGGGTGTTATGGAGGCGCCGGTCCGTGCGCTCCTTTGCCTCCTTCTGGTGCTCTTCCTCAATGTGTGCGGCCGCTGCGCTCACGCCTGCTGCTACGCCGGTACGGATTGCGGCCTGCATAAGGGTCTGGCCCATGTTTGCAATACGGGAGCCCAGGGCGCCCATGTTCTCGCGGCTGTTCATTCTGCATCGTCCTTTCTTCTCGGGCACCAGTCGGGTGACTGGCGGTTTCCTCTGGTCGGAATGTGGCGGGCGCCTCCGTCCTCGTAGCCCTCGGCTGTCCATCCAATGGCGCATTCTTTCCGGGTGCCTCGCTTCCCCTCCTGTGTCTTAACACAGTTCTCACACTCGGCGCAGTGCGGCGTGGGGCGGTCCTTGGGGCGTTTAAGCGCATCCGGCAAGGCCTGGGCCGGTTCTCCGCCTATCACAGTGCGGATCTCCTCGCTGTCTTTGATCCAAAGCGGGACGCCTGCCCTTCGTGCTGCGGCTGCCAGTTCTTCCAGCCAGCCTTCTTCTGGGGTGATCTTCCCCGCCCTGTGTCCGGTTTCGGCTCCGGCGATAATCCAGTCAACCTTTGCGGCCGCGTCCTCGTCTGCAATGCCCAGGGGTTTAAGCATGGGTTCATAGCTCACAAAGGTGTGGTGGTATTCACTCCACCAAAAACTGTTTTCCGGTCCTGTTATGCTGCTGCCATACCAGAAGTTCGGAAGCTCTGGCAGCTTTCCCGCTGCTGCAAGAGCCTGGTAGCGGCCTGGGTTCTTGGTCAGGAATAAGTAATTGTGCTGGGGTGCCGCCATGCAGGCTTCAAAAACCGCCTCGATCCATTCTTCGGGAATCCAGTTTCCGAAAAAGTCCGCCATGCTGCAAACGAAAATGTTCGCGGGCTTCTTTTTCTTCGCCGGGTCTCCCAGGCGGTATTTGTGGAAGGTCGGGGCAAATCCGGTCGGGAACGGAAGAACGGCGCCGTTGTAGTTCTTGAAGGGTTGTTCCAAGACGTAAAGCCCGGCGGTTTCCGTTTTAAGCTGCTCGTTCGTCATGTTTAGGCGGGCGTTCCCGGAAAATCGGGTGGCCTGGCGGCGGGCGTAGCAGTATTCACAGCCAAAATTGCAGCCGGTGACAGGGTTCCATGAAAAATCGCACCAGTCGATTGCGCTCTTGTTCATCATTTTTGTGTGTCCTCTCCCTGTTTCAAAAGGTCCGGGTTGTCGTAAATGTTGCCCACGATTTCGTCCGGGTATGCAATCTGGCAGGCGCACCAGGGGCGATCTACCGGAAAAGCTCTAAAAGCGCTCTGCTTTTTGTCGTACTTCACCACGGCCAGGCCGACGGGCAGGGGCGTTTTGTGGTGAATCTTCAAAATATCGCCCTCGAAAATGTCCCGGGCGCGCTTGTCCAGGATACCGGTAGCCTGCCCCACGGTTTCAGGGTTCACGCGGCCGTATTTGCCCACAACGTTTTTGCCGGGGCGGATAATACAGATCCCCTTGCTGTCAACGTTCAGGTTCCCGCTGGCCCATTCACCGCTTTTCAGCTTCCCGCGGAAAAGAATCCTGCGCGGCAGCTCCCGGGTTTCAGGCTCGCGGCTTTCTTTGGCTGCCAATCCGAAAAAATCAAAGCCTTCCATTTTTATCTGTACTCCTTCCCGGTCGCCTTGTCGCGCAGCGGTATGCGGCCGATAATCTCAAAGCCCGCAAGCTCTGCCGTCTGGCGCAGAATCGGCACCAGGGCCGAAACCATAACAAGGCGGGCGGCATCCAGCCGCTTTTCCTCCCTGCGCATATTCTCCCAGGCCGTTCCGGGTGTGGGGTCGCTGTAATGTTCGCTGTTTCTGCCCATGTCCATGCGTGGGTCCTCCTTCGGTATAATGAACTTTTCTGTTGTAGTCTGGTGTGCGATCCATTCGAAAAACGGAAGTTCTTTTGAATTGTAGTCCCTTATGCCGCCTGTGCACCCCCAGACGAACGGCTGGCGTTCTGCCTTTTCATCACTCATTCATCAATCACCGCCCTGTTTTAACGGCTCGAACTTGCTCCACGCAATCGGCGGCCAGAAACGGCCGTTGTTGTAGGTGATGCAGAACGGGATCTCCGGGGTGTCTATGTATTCGGTGTTGGTGTGGTAGTTGCCGTAGGCGTCCACGGTTAAAACCGGGTGTTCTAGGGGTGGCAGGGTCTTTTTTACGTCCATCCATACGCCAGCGGGCAGGGCTTCAAATTCTTCCACGGTCATGCGGCGGAAGTCAGGGGCGGGCCCATCCAGAAGGCGGAAGCTCTCATGGCCCGGCTTTGGCTTCTTATACGGCCAGCGCGGGAAGCGCTTGTGGAGGTCGATTGCCGCGGCGGCGAACGGCGGGGCCGTCATCGGTTTCTCTGTATAATTTATAATATCAAAATGACGCAGGCACTCGCTTAACGCAGCCATAACATCGTCTTCCACGCTGTCGTCCAGGTCTTCCGCTTCAACAAGAAGTTCAATGGTCACTCTCTTCTCCATCGTCCGATGCACCTCCGTTCGCCCTGTTCTCCACCTTCTCGTAATAGCTGCGGCGCATCCGGCGTTCCTCCTCATACGCGGCAATCTCGTCCGCGTACTCATTGCCCACGCTGTGAATAGCACGGGCCAGCATATCGGTTACAAGGTCGTGATATTTACCGTCTTTCTTTCCCTTGCGCTGTGCGGCCTCTCTGGCCTCCCACAAGTCCGTCAGCTTGTCCCGGCGGTCGGAGGTGATCTCGCCGTAGCCGTAGGCCTCTTGGATCTGGTCCAGGCTTTCCCAGCCTTCCAGTTCCGCGAACGGGTCTGCTTCGGCTTTCGCCACGCTGCGGGCGCGGGTCTTTTTCTTTATGTACCGGTTCATGGCCTCCTGGATTGCCTGCCGGGCGGTTTCCTGGGCCTTGTAGATGGCTTGCATTTCGTGGGCCTTCTTCTGCTGCTCGGTGGTAGCCTCCCAGGCCTTAAACATGGAGCCTTTCTCGATCATTGGCGTGTCTCCTCTCAAATGTTCAGGTGCAGCGGCCGCCCTGTTGCAAGCTGCCTGTGAATAAACTCCCTTTCAATGCAGTTGCTCACCATGACCAGGGCTTGCAGCTCACCGGGCAAAATCTTGCCGTCAAGGTAAAGCCGCTCCATTTCCGGCTGCCGGGCGTGGAGTTCTCGGATGGCTGCTTCTGCGTCCTCCCATTCGATCAGGTCGTGCAGTTCTCCGAGCGTCTTGTCAAAAGCGCTTTTCTCCGTCATTGTTTCCGCCTCCTTCAAGAGCCCATCATTGCGCATTTTTCTTTCTCCACTCACTGTTCCAGGCAATCACCGTGGGCTTGTAGTGGCCGCACGCGGTACATACAACGCCGTGCAGGCTGCCAAGCCAGGCAACAAGCCAGGGCGTTGCGCAGCCATAGGGTTTCCCATGGGCCAGGTAAGTGCTGCCGCACTTCGGGCAGGGGTGGACGAGAACCATCTTCTTTTTCATGTGCGTTCCTTTTTCTTGTATTCTGCGTTCCATGCCTCCACGCTCTCCGCATGGAATTTGCACAGCGCACAGAAGATCTCTTTCGGACCGCCGTCTGCGGGCGTCGCCTCAATAATCAGCGGGCAGCCACACTTCGGGCAGGGTGTCGGGATAACAGGTTGCTTCTTCATGGCTTTTCCTCCACATAGCACCAGCTTTGGGGCGGGCGATAAATAGAGCACCCTTCAATTTTGCAAGTCGGTGGAGTCATGTAGTGATAAGACGGTTCATAGTTTTTACAACGCCGATTTCCGCAAACACAATTTGATCTGCCCATTCCCAAAAAGCCAAATCTTGAAAATTCATCAAGGTCTCTGGGCTTGTCATAAATCTTCAGGTCGGAGATGTGCCAGCCGCAGCCGTCACGGCCTTTGAGATATTTTTCGGCGGTTTCCTTGCTCATGCAGGCTGCTTCAAGAAGTTCATCTGCTGGTTTGTAATATGATCCGGGTGCCATAACGTACAGGCTTGCCGGTTCCCAGTTTCCTGTTTCTCCAACATGGGTTAGGCCAGTAATTTTCTTACAGGTGAACTCGCCAATGACGCGCCCCCTTTTTTCTGGCCAGCCGCCACGGTTCCACGCGGCCACATCCCGGTTGAGGACATCCATAAACAGGCTGTCACTCCCGGCCAAAGTGCAGTAGATGTACGCCTTAAACGGCGTCCCATGCACAGGGCAAGTCCTGCGCACCTCAACTGTCTTTTCTCCGTCAAGAATTTTCTTGCACCATTCAGGCCTGATGCTCAGCAAAACAGCTTTACTCATTTTTCAGCCCCCCACGGTAGTTTCGGAAGCGGCATCCAAACGCGGACCGCCTCCGGGTTCTTTCTGGCGTACTGTAAGGACGTAGCGACCGCACAGTGGGCACCGGCGTGGGCGATCAGAACGCGGCCGCAGCAGTCTCCGTCTTCTTCCTTCGGAGGCTCCTCTGCCGTGTAGCGCCAGCGCTGGGCGTCCTGGGCTGCTGCCGTCGGAGTGTTTTCCACAACGCAAACAAGCTGTTCCAACTCGTTCTCCATGTCTGGGTTATACCAGCCGCCCAGGATTTCCGGGGCCAGGTCGCGGATTCTCTGAATCACGTCCTCCGCGTAGACCATACGTTTTTCGCTCATTTCTTCGCCTCCTCAAAAATCCCAGTCGGACGGAACGCCAAGGCGGCACGCTCCGCCGCCGTGTGGCCCGGGTCGCCAAATGCGGCTCCCGCCTCGTAGCAAGCCCGGCGCAAAACGCGCAGTTCTTCAACGTTGAAGGATTCAAAACGTACTTTTTCCATGTGCTTCTCCTTAAAGCCAGGCTTCCACAATGCTGTCGTCCGGTGCTGCCGGAAGGCGGCTCATTTCAGCCGGAATTGTCTTTCGTAACTCTTCCAGGGTGTCTTCCAGGACAATGTATTGGGTGCTCGTCGGGACGCTCATGTCCCACAGGCGGGCAACGTAGCGCCGCGGGTAGTCGTCCTGGTTTGCGGTCACGATAATAACGGGGATCGCGGCCTGCTCCGTCAGCTCCTCATAGTCGAAGCGGGCTAAATAAATATCGTCACTCATTCCAGAACTCCTTCCAGCTTTTCAATGGTTTCCAGGTAGGGCAGGCCGGTGCGGCCGCCGAGGTTTACTTCCCAGGCCGGAAGAAAATCTTCCGGGGCTGCGCTCGCCATGGGTGGCGGCGTCCATGTCTGGCCGTAGGCCGTCACGGTGGGCGGTGCGCGCTTTTTCTTGGCCGTTCCCTTCTGTGCGGCCCATGTGTTCCTGGCAGCCCGCCAGAAGGGCCAGGGGACGGCAAAGAAGCGGCGAAGGCCGAAGCTAACCAGGATCATGCCCACCGCCTTGTCGGTCGTCCAGGCGTCCAGGAAGGCGGCTTGATGCGGCTGTACTGCGTCAAAGTCGATTCGGCCGGTGTGCGTCTGCTTTGTCTCCACCGCAACGGGGATGCTGTTGTATCGTCCCAGGAAATCAACGCAGGATTTATGCTCCACCTTGCAGCTCTTGATCTGGCCGGTGCTGTCTCGTATCGGCAAAAACTCCGTTGGTACCTTGTAGACCACAGCTTTTCCGCTACGGGTATACAGGTCGTTCACCTGTATAACGAAGTCCTCAAAATCACGGCCGCGGTTTGCGAATGTGTTGTAACTTCTCATGCTGCCCTCCCTGGGTTTTATTTTTCTTCTGCCACTCACAGAGGGGGCAGATGTAGGATTGCCCGCCGCCTTTTGTTATGCAGCTCACGTTCCAGCGGTTCCCACAGGTCTTACAGATCCGGTAGCACCGGCCGTTCTCTGTGCTCATTTCGCCCTCCATGATGGGCCGTCAAGCGGAACTGCAAGGCACATTTCCCGGAGGCGGTCAATCATCTTCTGGGCGTTTCGCTCGCTGCACCCGGCCGGTGTCAGGCTCCGGGTCAGTTCCTCGGTGCCACAGTTGGTCGTTACGATCACGGGCATATAGGCTTCATAGCGGGCATTTACGATGGTGAAGATCATGGATGAAGTCCACTCGGTTGCCGCCTCGCTGCCCAGGTCGTCAATAATCAGCAGCGGGGTTTCGGTGTAGAGCTTCAAAATGTCCGCCTCGTCGGCCTGGCCGTTGTAGGTCCGGCGCACGTTCGCCAGAAGGTCGATCATGGTCATGCACAGGGCCGGGGTGCCGTTTCGGATCAGCTCATTTGCAACGGCTGCGGCCAGGTGTGTTTTGCCGGTGCCATAGCCTCCCACCAAGAAAAGGCCGTTGCGCTCCCGCTGCGGGGGTACTGCTTCGCCGTCCTCCCCCTTGCCGGGAAGCATCTGTGCTTTGAACGCTGCCGCATACTCCTTGCAGGCGGTATAGGCCTTCTGGTTCTCCGGCGTCACCTGGAAGCGGTCAAAGGTCCTGTTCTGGAAGCGGGCGCCCATGCCGCTGTCACCCAACAGACGGTTTATACGCCGGTTGAAGGCTGCGGCGGCTTCTGCGGCTGCCCTGGCTTCCTCTGCGGCCTTGTTCTTGGCCTCTGTCCTCTCCCAGTAGGCTTGCGCTCTTGGGCAGGCGCAGCGCTCCGGCTGCGAATCCCAGCCGAACACGCGGTGCGGCGCAATGGCCGGAAGGAGGAAGCCCCTGTATTGCAGGGTTTTGCCGCAGAACTTGCAATGCTCCGGCTCCGGTGCCGGTTTGTCCATCTTGTAGCCGCGGCGGATTGCCTCGTCTGCCAGGATGGAGGTTTCACGCGGTGTGGAATCCTGCGAGGTCCTGGGTTGCCGGGACTGCGTCCCGTTGGCGATCATGTCGCCCAGCTTTTCCATTTCGTGCTTCCTCCTTTGTCCATTTATCCGCATCGACGGCCGCTGCAAGGTCTTTCACGTCCTTCTCCCTATACCGCGCCAGTACGCCGCGGGTATATTTCCAGTTCGGCGCTTTGTTTCTCTGGGCGATTTCCATTGCGTGGATCACCACGTCGGCGCCAAACTCAGTGACAGCCTGGGTCAGGTCTTCAAGTTCCCAGCGCGGCGGCGTCGGGTTTATGTTGTTCAAGTAAAACTGTCCAGCCCGGGCCAGTTCTGGGTCTGTGCGTGGTTCCGTCCTCTGCGGCGGCTGCGGGGCCACGACAAGCGGCTTTTGTTGCGGCGCAGGGACTTTGCTTGCCTCCGCTCTCGCGGCCTCTGCGGCCTTCTCTGCCCGCTTTCGCTCTTTGAATCTCCGTTGCCGTTCTCGTGCTGCCTCCCGGCGGGCTTCCGCTTCAATCTGTCCTGTGTTTTCGGCCCAATCATGGAGCCGGAAGCCGTCTGGTGCTTCGTCTATGTAACCGGCATCTATCATGGCCGCCAGAAAGTCGGCCGGTTCGCCTGCCCACCCGGAAACCTCTGCGATTTCCGTCGGCGTCATTCCCGCCAGGCTGCCGTCCTTGGTGCTGCTTGCGGCCCATACCCAGAGCATTGTAAGATGGCCGACCGCCTGGGCGACGCCTATCCCCAGCAGGCCTTTAAGGCGCAGCGTTTTTCTGTGCGTCAAGGTCCCCTGTTCAATTTTTACCCCGGCCATGTCGTCCTCCATCGTAGAAATTAACAAACGTACACTTCCGCGCCGGTAAGCCGCTGGATCTGGCGCTTCATTTCGGCCTCGTCTGAATTTTCGGCCGAAAGGTGCACAAGGTAGATCTGTTTCAGCCTCGAAAGGTCGCTGGCCTCCAAAAATTCAACCAGGTGTTGGAGGCTCATGTGGCTGTGCATCAACCGAGCGGCCCGAACTGTTGGCAGCGTGTCTTCTGCAAGGTTTTCTTGCACCCGTTCCCGGGTGTAGTTGCACTCTCCGAGTATGTGGGTAATGCCGGAAAATTTGTATTTCAGGTAATAGGTATCTGTGAAATAAAGCAGCTTTTCACCGGTCGCCGTAGATTCCAGAAGGAAGCCTTGTGAATCCGGCGCGTCGTGCTCCACATCGAAGGGCAAAACCAGGAAGGTGCCCACGGTAAGCTGTTCAAGCGGCCGCGTAACGTGCAGCCTGTGGCCTTCCAGGTGGCAGGCGTCAATGGTGCCCTGGCCGGTGTAAACGTCCACGCCGTAGCGCAGAAGGTCTTTTGCGGCTTTGCTGTGGTCTCCGTGGCAGTGCGTAATAAAGCAGCCTCCAAGCTCCCGCACACGGAATCCGCATCCTATCTGGATTGCCTTCATCGGGATGCCAGCATCAAGCAGCAGCGGGGTTTTGCCGTCGGATATCCAATAGGCGTTTCCGCTGCTGCCGCTGGCAATGGGCCGAATGTCCACTTAAAAATCCGGCTCCGCAACGTCCCACTGTGCCGGGGCTGCTTTCCGGCTGGTGGGCTTTGCCGCGGGCGCTGCCTGGGGTTCCAGAACTTCGCCGGTGCTGGCATCGACTTGGATCGTCTTCTTGGGCTCCGGCAGGCTTGCGGGCGCTGCGGGCTGCGGCGCGGTGTCGATCAGAACGGTGTTGGCCTGTTCCTGGATCTCAGCCTCCGCCTGGATCTCGGCATAGGCAACCTCTCTGGCCTTCATCACGCGGTAATCTTCGTCCAGCTTTTCGGGGTCGCGTACAATGTGCTTTGCGCTGAAAACCTCGCGGATCAGGGTCTTGCGGCACATTTCGTCCAGCCAGCCTTCCACGGTGGTGTCTTCCTTCTTGCCGGTCTCCTTGTTGTAGACCTGTTTCGTACCGCCCCAGAACTCGGCGCTTGCGTACTTGGGCATACGCTTGCGAATGGCAGCCATGGGCATAACAATAAGCTCGTTCTGTGTCGGGTCGTCGTATTCGAGGTAGCCAAAGCCGCCCACAATGTCGCCGCGGTCGAAGGGATTCGTGATCTCGAACTCGTAGGACGCAACCGGGTGGCGGCTGTCCTTCGGGTGCGGAGCAAACTTGTCATTGCTATAAACAAGTTCGATTGTGTCCGCCTTGGGCTTGTGCAGCGCATATTTCATGGCAACGTAGCGGATGCCGTTATAGCCGGGCATCAGGGTCACGTCGTACAGGTTCGTTTTGTTGTTCTTGTACGGAATCGGGAACAACATATTCTCGCACTGCATATCCAGGCCCATACGGGCGTAGCGTACCAGGTCCATTGCCAGGTCCTGGAGGTTGACGAACTTCCACGTTACGGGGAGGGTTTCGTCCCACTTGTGGTCCCGGTTCTTGGCGTTCTTCGCCACGCGGGCTTCCTCTGCTACGGCCAGAGCGCGGTCGATCTGGATAAAGTATCCCTGGATAAGGCGGCGCTGGAACTCCGTTACTGCAATCTGGCTGCCGGTGTTACTGGCAAACTGGGCCAGCACCTTTTTGGTAAAGCGGGTGCCGATGCTCTCGGTGGCTGTTTCTACAACCGCGTTTTCGGCCGCGGGGGTCATTGCTGCGTTTTCTGCGTTCATGTGTGTTCCTCCATTTTTTATTTCTTGCTGGCCGCGTAGAAATCTACGGGCGGCAGCTTTACAACTTTTTCGATTTGCTCTGCCATCTTGGCGGCCGCCGGGTCCTGGTAAGAAAGGCTCGCCGCAATGTGGGTATAAAGCACAATCAACATTGCGGTATCTGCCAGCGGGTACGGCCCCAGGGCCTCCGCCGTGCGGTTGAAGTAATGCGCAAAGCCTTCCAGAAGCACCCGCAGGCCTTCTTCCGGCTTGTGTTGCTCCACGGTCAGCTCAACGGCCCGCGGCAGATACTGTGAAGTTTCCGGGGCCGCCTTGGGTTCCTCCGGCTTCTTCCAGTGCGGGCGGAATGGAAAATTATTTTTCATGTGTGTTCTCCTCTTTGTCGCCCAGGACGTCAAAAACCGTTACCTGGTTCGGGTCCGGCATCTCCCGAAGGGCCTTCATGCGGCAAACGTGGCCGATGCCGTTCCTCACGCCCTCTTTGCTGGTCAGCAGACCGCCGCAGCGGCGGCAGCGGCAAGCCTGGATCATAAACGTGCCGGGCTCCTGGTCTTTGTCCTTGGCGCTCATTTCTTCCCTCCCGGAAACGGAATCGCAAACGTGGTGACGTGCTGCAAAATGTCGTCTTCCAAATCTGCGCCGTTTTCGGGAATAACGCCGCGGATGCCGTCGTGAACGGATTTCATGGCCGCAAGGAAAATAGGCGCATCCACGGCCGGGAACGATTCAACGAGATTCTTGAACTGCTGGCCGTAGAAGTTCAGCCCATCCTGGATGCCGCTTCCGACAGAATCGGAGCCGGATTCGTAAATCTTCCGCACAAAAGGTTCGTTCATTTGTCTACCTCCACGCGCAGGCTCTCGTCTTCTGCGCTCACGACCAGGCGGATCACCTGGGAATCAACGGGGAGAAGTTCGGTCACGCTCTCGGCGTTGTCTACCACAATAGGCAGCCGGACGCCGTAGTGGTGTGAAAGCGTGGCGATAATTTCCAGGCCAGCGTTTACCACGGCTGCCTTGTTTGCGGTCGAATACGGCACCATGGCGCCGCCCTCGCCGGGTACCAGAACTTCGCAGCAGTCAGTGACGCCGCCGTTTGTCTGCTCTCGGAAAAGCTGGAAGCTCACAGACTTGAACTTGCTATTGATTCGTTCGGTCAGCAGGGCCACTTTTGTTTTTACGAAAACTTCACACAGGTAAACGCCCTGTTCGGTCTTCTCATATTCCGCGGCCAGGCTCTTTTCCTCGGCTTCAAGTTCCGTAATACGCTGGCGCTGGCGCTGTGCTGCCTCTGCCTGGCTCTGCATATAGCGGATCTGGCGGCAGTTGTTCATAGCTGCCTGCTGGCGCTCGTTCACCTCACGGAGGGCTGTGCTCTGCTTCTGCTCGGCCGCCTCGATCTGGCCGGAAATCGTCTGGATAGTCTTCGCAATGGCCTGGCCGCGGTCAGTTTCGGAGAAGTCCGGGCGTGGCGGCTCTGCCTTGATGGTCTCTTTGCGAGAGGTGTAAATTTCATCGGCGCGGGCCTCGGCTGCCGTTGCCTTTTCTTCGAGGTCCGCAATGTCCTGTTCAAGCTGGGCAATGGCTTCCTTGCTGGCTTCCTTCTTGCCCTTGGCGTTGATGGCTTCCAGCTTGGCGGACCGGCGCTGGAGGAAGTCTGCGCGGAGCTCCTCCACCTTTTCTTCCGGCAAGGCCTGGCCGCAGGTCGGGCAGATCTCGCGATGCTCGTCCCAGGTTTCTGCCGCTGCTTCCTTGTACTCGGCCAGAATGGCCTCCCGGCGGGCCTTCATGTGTTCCAGGTCTGCTTTCTTGCGCCGGGCATCCGCGGTGGCGTTGGCAGCCTCCGTCTTGGCTTCCAGCAGTTCGCTTTCCGCCTTCTCCTGTGCCTTGCGGTGCTCGGCCCGGGCCTCGCTGCCCTCCTCGATGTACTCGGCTTTTGCTGCTGCATAGTCCGCCTTGGCGTTTGCCAGGGAGCTGCGGAGTTCCGAAGTATCACCGGCCAGAATTGCCCGCTTTTCCTCTGCGATCTTGGTTTCCTCGGCCTCTGCTGCGGCCAGCTTGGCCGCCAGGTCTTCGGGCGTCGGGAGGTCCTTGTCAATGGCGCGGCTTGCCTCGTCAATGCGGTTCGGAATGGCCTCGATCTTCTTGTTCAGGTCGGTTTTCTTGGCGGCAGCGATTTTTCTGTACTCGTCCACCTTATAGAGGCGGGTCGTGCTGCCGGGCATTTTAAGGAACTCGGGAAGCCCTGCCAGCTCCGGGGTGCTGGCGATCACGTCGGCGTCGGAAACGTCGCCGCAAATATCCAGCAGAATTTCCCGGCGCTTCTGCCAGTCCATAACGGAGGGGAAGTAATCGGGCATGGTCAGCAACTTCATGGTTTCTTCGCCGCTGCAATACTCCTGGACGGCCGCCATGTACTCTTTTTCCTTGCAAGGGACGCCGTTTATCTGGTAGTCAATGGTATTCCCGGAGTACTCCTCTGCGGCGCTGCCACGCTTGCGCTTCCATACCTCGTGAAAAACCTTTTTCAAGGTCACGGTCTGGCCGCCGTCCAGCCGGAAGGTGCCGGTTGCGCTGTGTTCCAGGTTGTGCAAGTCCCCATTGGGCCCCTTCGTCTTGGGGTCCCAGTTCTTCGCCCAGGTGCTCGGCTTGCCAAAAAGCAGCCAGGTAATGGCGTTGAAAATGGTGGTTTTCCCGCTGGCGTTCCGGCCGTAAATGCTGGCGCTGTGGCCGTCCAACTGGATCTCCTCATGCTTCAAGCCCTGGAAGTTTTCAAGGCTCAACGTCAAAAGTTCCATTGTGTGTCCTCCTTGATTTTTCGCAAAAATCGTGATAAACTTTTGGTGTGTGTTCTGGGGTCGTCAATTTTTGGCGGCCCTTCTCTTTATTGTCCAGGCTGAAAACGCCGCTTCGCGGATGTACTCCGCTGCAAGCTGCGCCATATAGCCGGGCTGCTCTCTGCATCCGTCATACCCGCAGAACTCTGCGATATGGCGGATTTTTCTTTTGGCCTTCTCCCAGGCTTCCGTCCATGCGGAATCGCTCACAGGGCGGCCGAGAATCGCGCTGGTGCGCTCTCTGGTTTCTTCTTCACTCATAAGCCGCACCGCTGCATGAAATAGCTGCGAGGAACGCGGCCCCGGGGCACTTCGTAGCCCTTGGCGCGGAGCTCGTTGTTAAACTTCTGGATGGTGTGGTAGGCGGTAGACTTGGAAACGCTCAAAATCTCCATTGCCTCGTCCACCCGCACCATTTTGGAAGGCTCCCGGGTGCTTTTCTTACTTCTTGCCATTGTAGGCATCTCCTTTCAAATTCTTCTTGATCCAAAGCTGCATTGCCTCCGCTGTGCTGGCAACGTTCTTCATGTAGGCCAGGATCTCGCCCATCTTCACATCCTCGCCGGGGTCCACGCGGCCGTCCCGGGCAATAGAAATAATAGCAGCACTAACTTTGTCTGCGCCCTGCAATGCGGCAAGCGCCTGCATCATAACGCGGTCGAACTCCTGCAAGGCGCAGGGCTTCACGTTCTGGCGGCCAATCGGGCAGCACGTCGAACAATAGAAATTCAAAAGCTGCGGGGCGTCGTATGCGTCGGCCAGAAGCATAACTTCTTCCGGGTAAGGGGTGATGCTGTCCAGCTCTATGCGAGCCAGGCGGGTGCGGTCAATGCCCGTTTCGTCTGCTGCACCTTCGCGGCTGCTGAAGCGGTCGTTGACCTTCGCAGCCTCCATTCGTGCCAAATAGAACGGGCTGTTTGCCGCTTTCGTGGCGGGTTTGCTCATGTGTTCCAACCTCTTTTCGTGGTAAAATTTAGGTAGCGGGCCAGTTCTTCGGGGCAAATAGGCGGCCTTCTTGCCGGGCAAGCGCCCGAAGGTCCTCTTTAGCCTTTCTTACGCCCACGGTGTTGTCCCAGGCGTAATAGTTGCCGTCCGGGGCCAGAACGTGCCGTTTACATTTGCCGTTGCATCGGTCAATAATGGCCTGGTAGCTGAAATAGTTCTGCTTGGCAGCCTGGCGGGCACTGGAATAGCATTCCAGCAGCTCGCCGGTGGCGCTGAATTTCAGCACCGGCCGCCGGGTGCTATCCGCGCCGGTCATGCGGCCTATTTCTTCCGGGGTGCGGAAAACCAGGTTCCAAACGGAGTTGTCCGCCGGGTTGCCGTTCTTGTGAAAAATCGCCATCCCGGGAGGAACTGGCCCCAGAAAGGTTTCTGCCACGACCTTTGCGGCGGAAACCTCCTTCCTGTGCCCTTCCAGATCTGTGAGGTGCACAAAGCGTTTTGCGCTGTCCCTGGCCTTTCCGTGAGGCTTTTTCTTGAACTGGGCCATAATTGTGCGGCCTCCGTTCTGGCGTCTCCGGCCGCGCCAGAAAGTATTTGCAATGCGGCCCATGTCGCTTGCCTGGTACTTGCCGCCATAGCCGGGCACGTCCCGCCAGGCTTCACTTACTGCCGCCGGTTTTCCCTCCTCCGCATGGCTTCCATCTGGCGGTCGTAATATGCGCGGCACTCCGCGCAATGCCCGGAGGAAATAAGCCCCAGTGCGAAGATGCCAGCCAAGGCGCCAACAACCAGGCCACCAATAAACAAAAGGATCATTCTTCGCAGCCCCCTTTCTTTGCAGGCTTGTGCGCCTCGCTCTGGCTTTTCTCATGATGGCGCTTTTGAACACTCACCATGCCCATAACGGCGTCCGTAAGTCCTCTAATCTGTAAGCCAAACTGCCCTGCGGTCAGCTTAATAAACCGCTTACGGTTTATTTTCATGTTCTTGCTCACGTTCTGCGTTCTCCTTTCCGTCCTCTGCCTGGTGGACCCGTCCGTCCCGGATTTCCTGGGAAACGTGCTTGGCAAACACCTTCGCAAAGGCATCTGCAACTTTCTGCGGATCAGCGTCTTCCTTGACCGAGGCGGCAATCAGGCCGGAAGTTGCCCGAAGCAAAAACACGATCGTGTTGTACGGGCTTCCCGCAACGTTGCCGGTCATTTCAAAAGAAATGCTGTCGCCTCCCTTGTCTACAATGCGGATGCTGTCAAATTCTTTCATGCGTATTCCTCCGGGGCCCCTCTGAACCTCCAAACGCCATAGGTCAAAGGCTCAAGGCCCGCGGCCCGGCGCTGCTCGTTGTATTTCTTCAAGGTTTCCAGGTCGTCGTCCAGGCTTCGCGGCTTCGGCCGTGCGGCCTCCTCGGCCCTCCTGGTCTCGTTCGCCCTGCGGACGGATTCTCTGTTGTGGCCCACACGGCAGACGGCGCAGCGCTTTGTATTGCTCGGCACGTCAACCATAAGCGCGCCACAGTCCACGCATTTCACCGTTGTGTGAAACATGGTTAGCCTGCCTTCCGCTTCATGCGGGGCTTCACGGTGTCCTTCTGGGCCTTATGGATCTTGTTCTCCCGCTTCTCCATGTCCTGCACTGCAAAGCTCACACGGGCCAGCAGCACGGCCAAAAACAGAAAGCCCAGGGAAACCATAAACGTGCCGGTGCTGGTTTCGCCGGTCGTCTCAAAGTTCCCGGCAAAGCCCAGGCCAAAGAAAAGGCCCAGGCCGCCGCACACGGCCGCGATCTTCTGCAAGGTAATGGACTTGATTTTCATTTTGCTTCCTCCTGTGGTCTTATGGTCACACCTTCCGGGTCTACGGTAATCACCGCGCCCAGCCCGGCGGCCAGCTTCATAACGGTGCCCAGCTGGGCCCGTTCAAGTTCCGCGCCTGGCCTGGTCAGTTTGAAAACTGCCCCCATGGAAAGCCCTGCTGCTTCGCACAGCTTCGTCATGGAAAGGCCGCGCAGTATGCGGAGCTCGTCAATCGTCATTTTCCGAGCCTCCAATGTTTCCCAGCGCACCCAGCAGGCGCAGCGCATCAACCTGGGCCTTGCGGCACTTGCGGAAGTTCTTTGCGCTGTTGGACGCGCCAACGGGGACGGAGTTTTCAACCTCTGCCGCCATCCGGTCCGCGTAGTAAAGTGCTTCTTTGGCGGCTTCGTCGGCCTGCTTCCGCAGCATAATGGTAAGTTCTGCGGCAACGTTGTCCGGGAGGATCTTTCCCTTCGCCTTTTCCAGGGCGATCTTGAACTCCGCAGCCTCCTTCCGTGCCTGGCCCTCCATCCGCCGGGCCTTCTGCAATTCGGCTTCAAGCTCTGCAATGCGCTGGCCCTGGGCGTTCACCTTTTCAGTCAGGCTTTTACGGATGTTCTCGTGGGCCTTGCACTCGGTCTGCCAACGGCCCTTCATGCTGACCGCAAAATCGTTGTCGATGTTCTCCTCAGCATCCCCCACGCAGCCTTCAAAGGCCATTGCGCAATAGCTGTTCTGGCCCAGGGCATCCAGAATGTTCTTGATTCGGCCCAAATACTCGCGTTCGGTGTCTTTGGAAACGCCTGCGTTTGTCTGGATCTGCTGCACCGTGCAGTCGTCCAGCTTTTCGGCTCCGTAGATTTTCCCCTGGATAAACGCCTCTTTGAAAGCAGCGTCCACGTTAATTTCGTAGATCTTCGACTTGTGGGTAATGCCTTTGCCATCCACCACGCTGATTTCGTACAAATTCATGTGTGTTCCTCCTCTCGCTCGTCCTTAATGTTTGCTAGTTGTGAACTTTGTCGGCAAAAAAATTTCGCCAATCTCCACATCAAGGAACCGAGCGATCTTATTTGCTACATCTGCGGGAACTCCCCGCAGCCCAGTTTCGTACTGGCAATACGTCGAGGCGCCAATTCCTACGCCCTTTGCCACCTGTTCCTGCGTGAAGCCCTTTGCCTTGCGGACTTCCTCGATGGTTCGGTTCATCTTTTCACCTCCAACTATTTTTCGTTTCGGTTCACATATTGTGAACTTCACAACCCGATTATAACTTTGCAAACTGTGAATGTCAAGAGAAAATTTCTCTTTTTGTGAATTTTTCTTTCTGCCGGAAAAGTATGTGCTATAATGTTCTCATAGTGAGAAGGGGGGAGAAAATCACGTCTACGAAAATCGGCGCACGAATCAGGCAGCTACGTCTTTCTGCGGGAATGACACAGCGCGATTTAGCGCAGCGAATCAACGTCGGGAACACAACGCTCTCCCAGTACGAGAGCGGTGCACGCGTACCGAGCGACGAGGTCAAAATAAAAATTGCCTCAGTCTTCGGTGTTTCCGTCGATTACCTTCTCGGGGCGTCAAGCGAACGCAATTCGACAGAAAAGGTGCCTTGTTCCCCAGCGGTCGCCCAGCGCCCGGTGGAGGCCGCAATCGCCGGGGAACTCGGTTCCCTGTCTGATCGGCAGCTCGACCGGCTCTTTGGGTATATTCAGGCGTTGAAGGAACTGCCGGAAGGCACTGCGCCGCAGAACACTGCCATTGTGGAGAAGAACGCCTCAAGCGAGAACTCCTCCGCTGCGGGCTGATTTGGTTTTGGAAATGAAAGGGGGCTGCTCATGGCAGCGCATCGGTATCCGCACAAAATGAACGAACGTGAACGGCAGATGAAAGCCCGGCGGAGTAGGTTTGTTTCCCGTGGGTATCGTTCCGCCGGGCGGATGGTCACTTTCGGGCTGCTGCAAAGCCTTCACGGCTTTTCCCTGCTCGGCTTTCTAAAAAGCGTGGTCGTGGCAGCCCTCACCATTGCAGCCGTCTGTCTGTTCTTCGCCTATCTGCCAGTGCTGGGCGCCGTCGCTCTGATCGTGGCCGTGGTGGTCGTCGTTGTCCTCGTCCGGCAGCGCAGGCCGCAAGCCAGCCCGGCGGAAGATCCGCCTGCCCAGGGCTCCCCGGTCGGGTCTGCGGCAAATGAAGCGCAGCGGCGCGAACTTCTGCGGCACATGGAAATTTTGAAGGACTGCGAAGAACTGGTGAACTCCTCCAACAATTTCTCCACGGTGCTTTCCCGGTACGATCTCCTGTTGCAGGAGCTTTCCTACTTTGCCGCCTTTGAAGAAATCGGACCGGATTATCTGCCCTCTTACGGTATCAACTTCAAAACACCCGCCTCTGAACTCTGGAAGCGGTATTTTGATAACATGGCCGAATATCTGAATGCAGCCGTTGACCGAATCCTGGACGCAGAAATCGAAAAGGCCCTTGCGCTCAAAACCGCCGCCGGGCAAGAAAAGCACATGGCTGCATGGGTGGATAAGCTGCAAGAACTGGAAGGTGTACCGGCCGGAACTCTGCAATACATCAACGAACTGCCCGTGGCCGCTGCTCTCCGGGAGCCGAAGGTTTCCGTTTCCTGTCCCTGTGGTAATGAATTTCAGGGGCGGCCACACGCTCACAAGGGTTTCGTCCTCGTTTGCCCAAAGTGCGGCCAAAAGCTCCGCGCCAATACTTCAAAACCGTAA